TTGACGGGAAACGCCGGGGGAAGCTCCGCAGACAGGAAATCGAAATCTATTACTCTTTTGTCGGCAAGGTAGAATTGCCCGACTAAAGCCCGACCCGTCCGGCAGTCAGCCGGACAGGGAACGGCAAAATTTTTTACACTTCTTTTACTTCTTTATCTCACATGAGCAAATACTCCTGGCTTGAATGATGCCTCCTATGGCTATCCTTTCATTAATCAATTTTTCTGATATTTTGTCTATAATGTCCTTTAACCTTTTCCGACACTCTGTGAGGCTCATGCAGCCATTTTCGACAAGATCATATCCATTTCCTCACTATATATTCAGGCACTAAAAAAGCCCAGAACCCTTGATTTTACAAGTTTTTTGGACTTCTTCCAAATAGCGAGAGGGGGATTTGAACCCTCGACAGTTACATACAACACCCGAATATACTACATTTTTAAAATATTATTTTATTTTGACCCCAATTTGACCACACATTTCTCGTCAACATATAGTTACCATATTCATTGCCTTTGCTTCTTCCTCTTTTATCGTATGGATATATTTGTTGAATGTTATTGTAATATTTGCATGACCCATAAGCTTACTAATAACTTCAATCCCAACTCCTCTACGAATTAAAACAGAACCAAAAGTATGTCTAAGTGTATGCAATGTGATATGCTTATCTAGTACCATTTTTTTACTAATGGAATTTAAGCAACATTGTAAGTTTCTATGGTTGTTCAATTTACCATAATTATTACAGCATACATATTTTGATTTTATACCATTGCGCTTATCATATTCTATAAGTTCGTTTAAGTAGAACATGACTTGATCATTCAACTGTAAAAATCGTACTCCTGATTTAGTCTTAGCTGATTTCTTGATTCTTGACACATACGATGTGCCATTATTACTATCATTTTTTATTCCACATTGCAATGTTTTATTGATATAAACAATTTTATCTTTTAAATTTATATCATCCCATTCAAGGACTAATGCTTCACCCGCGCGTAATCCAAGATTTAAAATTATCAATAATACGATTGCATTTCTACTACAATATTCACCTGTAGTTTTATATTTTTCTAATGCAACATTACGAAATTGTTCAATCTCTGTATCGCTAAGTGAATATTGTTGTTTTGTTTCTAATACAATATAACTTACATTTGGTAAAATAACATCATCGCATGGATTAGATGATATAATTTCTTCCTTGACAGCCATTTTAAAGCATGGTCTTAGAAACTGTAATATTTTTTTTAATCCAGACATAGCAAGCGGTTTGATGTTATCATTTGAGGGATTAGCATACTCATCTATCAATTTTTGTATATCACTGGTCTTTATTTCTCCAATAAATTTTCTACCAAGTGTATTTCGTATCTGAGAATCAAATACACGATATAATCTTGTATACGAAGATGGTTCAATTTTTCCATTTTTATAAGTAATAAACCAATATTCAGCATACTCATTAAAAGTTATTCTTTTAGGGTCTTTATATCCATTTTCCACTTTTTGAAGATATTCTTTTGCTTTTTGTTTAATCTCAGACTTAGTAGAACCATAGAAACTTTTACGTTTCCCATTAACTGTCATACGTCCCTCAAATCTATTGTCTGCTCTCATTTTTATGTTCATACTATTTATCATTGTAGTGACATTATTCATCCTATTTCACCTCCATAAAGAATAATGTCAATACAGTTTAGATTAATAGTATCTTATCACTGATTTGACATTATATCAATTAGTAATATATCTCTTCACCTAAGTGGTTTTTAATCCACTCTTCTAATATATTAAATGTTGTTATATAGTCTTTTCCTATTTTTACTAGAGGAAGCTGTTCTGACTTAATTAGCTGATGAACTTTGGTTTTCCCAAATGGAAGTATTTCATATAAGTCTTCCTGATTTAATATTTTATTTTCCTGTGCTTCCAAACCCACCACTTCCTCGTTCAGTATTTTCTAATTCATCAACTTCATGGAAATCAACATTAGTATAGGGAAGAAAAACCAGTTGCGCCATTCTATCTCCTGATTTTATTGCTCTTATACTACTGGAATCATTATGTAATGCCACTATATACTCTCCGGTATAATCTTCATCACACACGCCGACACAATTAGCTGGTCTTAATCCATTTTTAGTTGCCAAACCACTTCTTGCAAAAATTGCCCCAAAATATCCTTCAGGCGGACGGATCGCTAATCCGGTTCCAATTTTTTCCGTTTTATATGGTTCTATAATAATAGTATCTTCACAGCAGGCATATAAATCATAACCGACTGATTTTTCGCTTCCTCTTGTTGGAATAATTGCATTTTCTTTTAGTTTCTTTATTTTAACTTCCATTTTTATCTCCTTTTCTTTTTTCTTTATAATCACAAGGAATACATTGTCCGAAATAGTACGTTTTGTCTTTTATATTGCAGTATACTTTTATTCTTGCTTTATCTTCTTCATTAATTGTTGAGTGAATGCATTGTTCACATTCACTCGTTATGATCATATTTGCCATAATACTATCTTACCTTTTTGTAATGATTGTTTTACATCAATAAGTCTTTGATTTAAAGAACCGCGATAGGGTAATGTGATATCGCGTTGAGAATCTATATATTTACCATCTACAAGCACATCTATGTTCTTAAATATTTCTTTTCGTTTTTTATCTTGCTTAATTAGAAATGCTTTTTCATCAACTTTGACAGATTTATTGTTCAGAGGATTCAAATGATAATAGGATGGATTAAAAGTAAATATAGTATCATTAAAATATTCACATGTAGATATTGTATATCCAGTGTATAACCAGATAGATTTCTGCGGCTTTGAAAGACGGATTTCATTGGCATTTATATTCAATATATTGTGCTTATAATGGTTGTTTGTATCTATATATTGTGCAGCGTTGTATCGTTTATTTACCTCAGTGACCAACTTTAATACATCATCAAGATTACTTTCAAAAAGTGGATCACCTCCGCTTAGTGTTAGACCTGAAATATAATCTTTATCCAACTCTCTAAATAATTCTTCTTTTGCCGATTCATCAAATGGGACACCTCTATTAGCATCCCACGTTTGAGGATTTTGGCATCCTTTACATTTATGAGAACAGCCTGAGAGCCATAGTACGACTCTCAAACCTTCTCCGTTACATATATCTTCTTTATCTATTCTTAAATAATTCATGTACTCTCCTATAACTTTTGATGCTTCACCCTCATTTCCACTTCCTGCTGTTTACCCGAATTAAATGCACTTTTATAATCGCCAGTTAAATAACCAGTTACCCTACGCAATCTCCTAATTTCGTTACATCCACACATAGGACATTCTTTATTGATATCATCACAATATCCACAATTCGTACACATATCATTCGGAACGTTAATTGCAAAGTAAGGAATATCTTTATCCATTGCATAATTTACAATAGTCTCAAGTGCATCTAAATTATTTTTTACACTTCCTTCGAGTTCAACATATGTTATACATCCAGCACTACTATAACCAGTAAGTTGTGATTCAATATCAATTTTTTCTGTTGGTGTCATTTTAATCCACACAGGAACATGAATTGAATTTGTAAAGAATTTCTTATCAGATACATTAGGAATTACACCATATTTTTCTTGAAATTTCTTCATGGATGTGAAACACAAATTTTCAGCAGGTGTATAATATACTCCAAAATTCAATTTATATTGTTCTTTAAACTCAGTGCATCTATCTTTGAATATCTGCTCAATTTGCTTTGCAAGCTCCATACCCTTATCTGTTGTGTGGTCACACCCAATAAGAATTTGAAGTGTTTCTGCTAATCCTAACTGACCAATCGCAAGAGTTCCATGTTTTAGAGCAGAACGAATATCTTTCCCATCATATCCTTCCATAACTCCATTTTCATACATAAATTTTGCTGAGTCGGGTGACTGATTACAAATCCATTCAAATCTCTCAAGTAACATATCCTTTGCTTCATGAATTTTCTGGTTTAATAATTGCATAAAATAATCAACAATTTCTTTGGTTCCCCAAAATGTTTCATTATTTACTATGTATTCCTCTGCTTCTTTTGCCAATGTTGGCATAATAATTGTTACAGGACAAATATTTCCTCTTCCATCTTTTAATTGTCCAAATCCGTTAATATCCCATCCATTTGCAGTTCTACAATTATGACTGTAAATTCCACTAACTTCAAAATGATCACTTTCCGTTTCTACATCATAGCTATATTCAGACATATTACTGATTGTTGTTACACTATTTACTTCTGACTTGAAAAAACAATAATTTGTTTCATTTTCTACATAATTATCAAGTTTTTTATGTGACACAATAAATGTTAGCAAATCGTCACTAGGTGCAAATTCAATTCTGTATCTTATTGCATTTGGATTCTTTTTTGAATAATGGTTTTGATATACTGCACATGGCATTCCTAATGATTGTGCTAATGCCATTTGTTGCAATGCTAATTCTTTATTTGTTGATCCGATTTGTACAACAGATCCGTTATGTGTTGTTGGATTTATATAGCCATCTGCGTCAATCATTCCTGCTAAGAAACTTAATTTGGCATTATAATTCCATGAAAATACTTCATTAGGAATATGCCTTCTTGCTTTTGTAAGCCCTTCATACTTTGTTGACAAATAATCAATAATCCCTGTAACATTTCCAACAGAACATAAATCTTTATAATTTCCCTTTGATCCTCTGTGTCTTTCTATTACTTCTATATTACTATCAAAGCATTCTTTCATTCGTTCAATGTAAGCCACTTCAATATCATCCTCAGTATCAAGTGCAATAGATGATGATAAATGTCCATCGTAACATCCATCACACAAAATAAATCCTAGCAGCCATGCCTTATGTTCATCAAAAACAAGATTTTCTTCATAATATTGAGAAGGATTAATGTTTATAACATCATTCTTTTTTAGTTCATCAGCTCTAACTCTTCCTCTATTTGTATGAAATGGATGATCTATGGTACAAATCAATGAACGACCATGTGACATTTTTACATTTAACCATTCAGAGCTGGTATTCCTAATAACTTTTTTAACTGAAACAAAACCTTTTTCTGTATCATATATTTTTATATCATCAACTTCCAAATATAAGTTTTCATTATTTCCATTGACTTGTTGTTTGATATCAAAATAATCAGAGAGGCGATACCACATTCGTTTAAAAGATTCTACATATAAGTTATTCTTAAATTTATATGTTATAATTTCATTTCCTTCAACACATCCCATTGTACTGAAAAATGTTTTTGGATCATTTCTATCATATCCTTCATTACCAGACCAATCTACATTTGCATAGTTAGGATATAATCTCTGTGCCGTAGATTTAAGTGCCAGTCTAAATAAATCATAATTTGGATCTCCTGGCTTCCTATTCACACCTTTCATACATTGAAAAATTCCACAAGGAAAAATGCTTGTCTTATGTAATCTTCCAATTCCATTAATCGAAACTTCCAATAACGCTTTTGTAACCATTCTACCTTCTGGTTCTGTACAAGTGCCATAATTAATCGAAGTGAATGGTAATTGGTTCCCTGATCGACTCTGTAGCGTGTTTAAATTATGGTAGAGTCCTTCCACCGCTTGATATACTTCTTTTTCTGTTTTATCCATTGCATATTTGTAAACTTTAGGTAGTTCCTTCCACAAATCAGATTCAATACCTTGTTCCTCAGCGAAGCATTCAGGATCGTTAATATAATCATAAATATTTTGCTGTAACCAACAACTATCTTTCCCTTCAATATAAATGCATCCATCTATATAGTGTTTATAAAAACTCTTTCTTACATATGGAATCATTGTCCAGTCAAGGTGCGTTGCTGAAACACCTCCGAATTGCTGTAAAGACTGTAACTGAAATATAACTGCTACTAACTGAAATGCTGTACTTACCGATTGCGCCGGTCTTACATCTGTTTGTCTTGTGTTAAATCCTTCAGCTAATAACTTATCAAATGGGATGGATAGGCAATTATGCATCCCAACGGCATAACTATTTAAATCATGTATATAGATTTCATTATTCAAATGATTATTCCTTGCCATTTCTGACATACAATTATCTAATGCGTATTTTTTTAAAACAGTGTCGCTTGCTTCTCCTACTCTTCCTCCAAAAGATTTCTCATCTACATTTGCATTTTGGTTTTGAACGTTATCTGCATTTAACTTTTCAGAAATATCCTTCATTAATTGTGTATTTTTCTCTCTAATGGCGGTTCTGTTATTTCTATATATAATGTATTTTCTTGCCACATCTTTACGATTACTTGCCATCAGTCTTTCTTCTACCTGATCCTGAATCTCCTCAACAGTCATGCTCTTATTTAAAGCTTCTATAAAATTAGCGATATCCCTGGCTTTTTCTTTTGCATAAACTGTTTCCTCGCCATCTACATCAATAAATGCTTTCAATACAGCTATCTTGATTTTTTCTTTATCAAATTTAACTTTGCGCCCATCTCTTTTTTGTACTGTCAATAACTATTTCCTCCTCACATTGTTAATAAAGCACAGCCCAAAATCCAATGCCTACAACTGCTTTCCAGTCAAAATCAAATTCAAAAAATCTGTCAAATAAACTAATTTTCATTTATAATTCACCTCTTCTCAGCCAATGAAACAGGCATTTTATCAATTGTTTTCTACTTTCCATTTTTGAATTTCATTATAAAAACCAATCTTAGAATTATCATTTTCAGAATCCATAATAACTTTTACGGGTTCTACTAAATTCAAACTAAAAATTCCAAGTGTACTTTTCCCATCTACCGCATATTTATTTTGCTTAACAAGAATGTCTCCATCATGATATTTACTACATATAGACACAAATTCTTTAGCTTTTTCTATTGTGTTAATATTAATTTTCATTTAATCTATACCTCTGTATATCTCCAAAACATTCTTTTTACCTGATCATTTTCCAATGCGTCTTCTACAGTACAATTATTATTTTTGCAAAATTCATCAACATATTTTTTAAAATTTGTATTATAATTGTATTCGTTCCTTATCAACTTACTATCACCTCTTCAAATTTCCACTACCACCATCACGCAAATTTAACGTCCAATGAGTCTCTGAGTCATCAATATTTGCGTGTGTAATTACTTTCTGTGTATTACTAATTATAAATTCTTCATCACCAAGCATAGCTGTTATAAAACCGTCTGGCTTACTTAACAGTTCTTTAGCTAACGCATGGCTTGTACTGATTATTTCTAAAATTTCTATAATCTCCTTTCTTTTAATTATATCTATCCACATAATATCTATAGATATAGTCAATCGCCCTCTTCATAGCATCTTCACCAGTTTCGATTCTGTCAATTTGTTCAATTTTCCACGGATGAATATTCTTTATTTCAGATTCATCTTCCAAAAATCCAATTACAGGTTTTCCACTAATAAACGCATATAAAATTTCATCGCTGGTTCCTAATGAACTATGTAAATCTCTTAGATTGCATAATACAATATCTGATTCCCTAACCATTCTAAGATCAAATCGCATTACTTCTGTTTCTGTCTTATGATAATTTTTACCGATTTCGTAAAAATCAGTTGGAGATATAAGAGTAATGTCTTCATATAATTTTTTAACATATTCTTTTGCGTCTTCTCTCCACTTCTTTGGATAATCATGTTGTTTGGTGTTGAAATAACATGACATAGCACCCGCAAGGTAAATTGTTCTATTCACTATCAATAACCTCCTGAACAAAATCTTTTGCTTTAATGTTTAATTCTTCTTTTGTACCACTGTTATTAACAACAAAGTCATAATTGTAATTGAAAACATTTTCATCTGCCATATTTGAAACAATATGTTTTACAGCATCTCTAGTAACTAATATTGTTTTGGCTCCAAATTCATTCACTGCTCTAGCAATTTCTTCTGGTTCTCTAATATGTAAAAATAAGAATATACTTTCTTCATCATTCATAAATTCAGCAACTTTATTTTTCATGCTTTTAAATGGCATATCGCAATATTCACTTGTTAAAATTTTCAAATCAGATAAAAACTTTCTGTCTTTTTCAGACTTTTTACCGTTCCATCCTATTTCTCTTGCAATCTCTTTTACTTTATCTATTGAAGAAAAATTGATTACTGTATGAAATTTTTTAAGTATATCATTTAATTCTGTAGAAACTAATTCTACAAACGTATCTTTCCCAACGCCTCCAGAACCATTGATTATAAAAATATGCTTATCCAAAAGTATAATCTTGCCTCCTATAAAATAATCTTTTCAAAGCCATGGTGCGTAGCCAGTTCATTTTCTATTGTGGACTTCCCTGATCCGGAAGCCCCTAGTAAAACAATAATCATATGTGTATTTATTCCTCCACTTCATCAATAAAAATTAGTTCCTGTGCATATGGTAGGGTTCTTGCCCATGAAATAAAATTAGATTTTGTGTTATCGTCCTGACCGCTCCACTCGTTCAACTTATGAAATCTTCTCTGCCCTTTGCTACACATTGCCAGTAAATTTTCATATGACATAGTTACTGTTCTTGTTTGTAACCAAGATTCAGGAAGCCAGCGAATTAGTTCTTTCCAAAATTTCTTATCCTTAGTTTCAAGATACTTTCGTCTAATATGCTCCAAAAATTCCACAAAAACAGACTGCATTGGATATACACTACCATCTCTTTTATATTCCATAATTGAGTCATCATAATCATCAATTTCAAAACATTCAAGTGTAATAGGTGTTGTCGCCAACTTGTGCATTGTACTTGTACTATTAGCAACTGTTCCTACCTTATATGTATCAAATTCTTTCCACCAATAAAGCGGAGCAGTAATATCCACTGATACAAATATCTGACGCATAAATTTTCTGTGTTCTGATCCTGCTCTAATAAGTTGCTGTGCAAGTTTCATATCGTTTTTGCCGATAATAGGGCTTTCTATTGCATATGCGTTAGGATCATGTTTTTCACATTCTAAGCATAAATTATTATGTTTATAACAATTTTTACTACTGTATCCAAACACACTATCACTTTTATCCCATGAATTTTTAGGATTCCTCATACCTCTTAATGCTTTTCTAAATCCCCATACTTCTGTATCTTCAAATCTCATATTTACACCTCAAATTTTCTCATATCTTCGATAAACCTTGAAATAACACATTTATCTCATCTAAAGTTTTCCATTTCGGCTTCAAATTTTCTTCGTTCAGCAATATCATCTGAGATAATCCTTACATATACATCACTTGTTAAATCTAACGCAAATATACCAATAATAGATTTTGCATCTATAATCGTTTTATCTGTCATAATATCAACATCAGATTTGAATTTTCCAACAATATTTATGAAAACTTTTATTCTTTCGGGACTTTTTAACTTGATCTTTATTTTCTTATTTTCCATTCAAACTAATTCCTCCCCTAATATCTCTTTTACTTCATAATTCTCATTTAGTAATTGTACTTCTACTATTCCGTATGGAAAACCTTCACCAGTATTCCACAATCCAATAATTTCGCCATCAAAACTATACAAATAAGCTATATATTTATCTTCAGTTGCATTTTTTATATTTGATATTTTAATTCCATACTTTCTTTCTATTACATTTATCCATACATCATTTATATCTTTTTTCATTATTTTATAAAATATTTACATTCTCCTTCCACCGATATTTTAGGTCTTTCTCTAAATTGTTTAAATTCGATATTCCAAGGTGCATTTTTATAAAAATCTTAAACAATTGATATTATGACAATCATGTTTTGGACAATAAACAATTTCTTCTTTTTTCACTTTATACCTCTTAAAGAATAAAAATTATGTGCTTTATCATTAAATACAAATCGATAATTTAATGTGTTATTACTATCAAAAAATAAGCAGCCATCAGTTGTATCTTCTATTTCAAATGCATATTCGCAAGCCAAAATAGTATCTTCTGATACTTCTACTTCCTTATACCTTCCATTTGAAATCGGTGAAAACTGGTCATACACAAGAATTTCAGATAAATCATCTGGGAATTTTTCATGTTCCAAACGATTAAAAATTACAGAAGCCACATTTACTTTTTGCTCAAATGAATATTCATCTCCAACTTCAGCTTGTACAACATGGAATAATAAGTCTAATTCTTCCTCGGTGAAATATTCATATATGGTTTCAGGTGAATCTATTATGTGTGAGTACTCGTCAATAATGCTTTTATAAGCAATGAACCATTCCTTTTTATCTTCTATGGATTCTATTTCTGCCATTTTCTGATTCATTTCTTCTATTGCTGTATCAATTTCAAAATTTATTGATACTGGTAATTCTTTTACATCTTCATTAATATTAATTTCTGTGGGTTCTACTGCTATTGTTTTTACTTCCACAGATTCAGTTTTAATATTTTCACTATGTCCCTTTAGCGGGACGACAAGCGCACTTAAAGAAACTATCACTATAGATAGCAAAATTTTTATCACCTTATTCATTTATCCTCCGTTGAAATTTGAATTTTATTTGATAGGTTTACGAGTTACATTTAATATTTTTACATTTAAGATGTGATTATCTGAATAAATTCGTTTTCGCTTATGATTGGTATTCCTAAATCATGGGCTTTTTTATTTTTCCCTGATGTACTTGCGACATCATTATTGATTAAGTAACTTGTCTTAGCACTAACCGATCCAGAAACTTTACCGCCATTCCTCTCAATCACATTAACCAATTCATCGCGATTCTTGTAAAACTTTAAACTTCCTGTAATTACAAAAATCTTATCTTCTAGCACTTGCTTTACATTACCATTATTAACTGACTCTCTAAAGTTGAATTCTTCGATCAATTCATAAAAATTTTGCTTATTATATATCCACCAATGAACGATTGAATTACACATTTCTTTTCCAAATCCATCGAGTCCAATAAACGGTTGATTACCCTCTAAACTCATAATTGTAATAAACTGACCAACATTACCATTAGCACATGATTTTGCAATTTCTTTACTTGCAGTTCTACCTATAAGTGGAATACACAGTCCATAAATGAATCTATCCAATGTAGTATTTCTACTTTTTTCAATACTTTCTATCAGTTTGTCTACTGACTTCTTACCAAAACCATCAAGTTTATACATTTCTTTTTTATATTCTGATAGATAATAAATATCTCTAAATGAATTTAACCATCCTAAATTAATAAATTTCTGTAGTGTCTGCTCTGATAATCCATCTATATTGATTGCGTTCTTACTTACAAAATGTGATAGTTTACCAAGCAGTTTACCCTTACAAGCTGAATTAGTGCATATGAGAATTTCTGTATCATTATCTTTAATAATTTCTGCTTTTGAACCACATATAGGACAAATAGTAGGTATATCAATAACTTCTTCTACGGCTACACAATCCATCTTTTCTGCATACTCTATCTGAGGAATAATCATATTCGCCTTATAAACACCAATTTCTTGATACTTTGACACGATTCCAAGACTTTTCATAATTGAAATATTATGTAGTGAAGCTCTTTCAACCATTGTGCCATCAATCTCTACTGGTTCAAATACTGCTGTTGGAGTTAAAACACCCGTCTTGCCCATCGTAAATTCTACATCTAACAATCTTGTAGGATAAATATCATCATAGAACTTATATGCCAAAGAATGTTTTGGGTGGTGTCCTGTTGTTCCCAATGACTCTCCATATGAAATATCATCATATGTCACAACAAGTCCATCTATCGGATAACCTAAATACTTTGCTCTATCTTGCAACGAAATTATCATATTATTAATATTTTCTTTATCTGATGAACAATTCGTGTATGAATAAAACGGAACAATATCAAACCCTAAATCTTTGATATAATTTAATCTAAATAAAATAGAATTATCACTTTTAATCTTGTCTTCTATATTTGGAACCTTCCAAGTAATAAATTTGATATGCCTCTGTGCTGCAATATTACTATCTAATTGTCTAACTGATCCGCTTACAAGATTCCGTGTGTTCTTATATTTTTCATTCTCAAGAAGTTTGCTATTAATTATCTCAAAGTCACCGTATGTAATAATAGCCTCGCCTTCGACTTCCAAATGCCCTGTATAATCTATATGTGCTGGAATATTTTCAAACACTCTTGCGTTGTGGGTTATGATTTCTCCCTCTTCACCATTTCCACGAGTCTCTGCCTGAATTAACTCGCCATTCTCATAAGTAAGTAATACAGTTAATCCGTCCATCTTACACATAAGCAGACAATTTTTATCACCAGCAAATTTCTTTAAATCGTCTACTGACTTTGTTTTATCAAGCGACAACATGGGATGCGAATGTTTTACTTTTTCAAGTTTTGATTTAACTTCATATCCAACTGTATGAGTTGGTGAATTAGCCATTACAATATTTGTTTCTTCTTCCAGTTGCTTTAATTCATCGAATAACTCATCATATTCATGATCTGAAATTTCTGATACAGAGTCGTTATAATACGAATCTCTGTATTGATTAAGTTTCTGTGTTAATTCTTTTATTCTCTTTACTTTATCCAATCACATTCTCCTTCATTGAAACACACATTTAATTAGTAACCCATATTTCTAATTGGGGTAAAAGACTTTTTTATTTATCCATGCCTATAATCCGTTCACCTAAATAATTCCAATCTTCTATATCATATATAACTTTCTCTTTCTTCATTTTTGTTATTACTTTAGAAACTTTCGATTTAGGGATATCAATATTAGTAATAACTTTCTCAATAAGTTCATTTTTACTCATTTGATCACCCCTAAGAATATGACATACCATATCTCTGATTTGTCCATCATTGATTAGTTCCGAAGGATCTATAGGAGACAAGTTATAAATTTTGTATTTGTCAAGTTGAAATCCTCCCATTTCTAGTTCTTGCACCGTATCAAGGATTATTTTATCCTTATCGCTTAATAATAAATACATCTGTTACCTCCGTTAAAATTGCGATTTTCTTGCTCAAATATTATTATTCTTAAAAAATTCTGTAGCATTCATCATAGATCCGTCATTTCTTGATTCCCATTCAAGAAGTTTTTCTTTTCCAAATTTTGTCCAATGACTTTTATTCTGTATATCAATATTCCTTTTATGTAAAACTCCAGAAAAATCAGAATATGTAACGCCTTCGCAGCAATCGGAACAACATGCGTGATTTTCAAAGTATAAAAACTCTGGTTTATAACATATATCTATCTTTTTGCCTTTCTGTTCTCTATATTTATTCATATTTGCGTGATGATAATTATTGCTGCAAGCTGTATTGTCTAGTTTCCCACACTTTTCACATATAAAAATGCTCATTTGAATTTTCTCCTTTTGAAAGACTTGTTTTATCCATTTAAAAAATTGACCACTGATTCAATCGTATTAAAGCATTTAACACCATTCTCTTTTAACAAATTTTCAACCGCTTTTAAACTATGATTCATCTGTTTTGTATAATCTCTATCATCTTCCTTATATAAGTTGAGAAACAATGTCTTTTCTGGTCTTTTATTGGAATCGTCTACTACTTCAGCGATAGAATATACTCCCCTGATTCCATTTGTAATCCCATATAAAACATAATCAGCAGTTTCCCTTTCATGAACTTCTCTTAATCTATCTGCTTCACCCCAATTTTTTACAATTGGATTATAGAAGTCACATTTAAGTAATGATTGTAATTTGTCTCTCCATTTCCATCCTGAACAAGTTCCGCCTAAAAATACTTTCATATTACACAATCTCCCTTCTGCTTTTAACTTGAAAGCGTGGTTTTAAGACCATTTATGATTCATCTCTGTAATATTCCAACGCTTTAATAGTAATTTTCATTAAATCCTGTTGATGCTTCGCCTTTTTTTGATGAGCTAATGTATTCCCTTCGTTCTGTTTCAATCTATATATTCTACATCTTGCCGATTCAATAGCTTGTTCTATCAAATCATATTCATGATTATATGATGAACACTCTTTGCATGATTTAATGTAAAATTTTCCTTCCCAATGACATCTATTAGGGGGTATATTATCATCTCCAACGGGATATCCCATATCACATTTCCACATCGGTATTCACCTCTCAATCATTTCAAATGCTTCTCTCATGCCTTCCATAAAATCAGTCCCATCAGCATTATCGTCTATATACTTCTCCAATTTATCTATCTGTTCATTTAAATAATCTAAACTTTCTGATATATCATCATAATCATTGCATCTTTGTTCTAATTCATCTTTCTCACTTTCTAACTTCTGATATGCTACAAACAATTCTTCACTTGGTTCGCCACATATCTCTTCTACTTTTTGAGCAAATTCATTACCAATTTTATCAGACACAATTCTGAGAACATCTGACAAATCTTTAACTTGCTCCCAGTTTTCGTTTATCATTATCATAATTTATTTTTATCTCCATTAATAATTTGTAATTAATACTTCAATATCCTTACTTCTATCTTTTTTATTATAATGACTATTCACATAATCTCCGCTTAAATAATGAATCGCATATTTATCTTTCCATTTACACAAAAATGGATTGTCATATTTTAAATTATTTGATAAAGCCCATCTGATTCCTTGTTCATTTAAACTGTCTAATATACCAAGCAGTTTCTTATCGTGTTCTTCTGTCCAACCATCAAAACCTCGTTTTCCATCATTATAATTTCCAACAGACGCAAGATAAGGAGGATCAAAGTAAAGTAAATCATTTAAGCCAAAATTGGAGTAATTTATATCTTTAAAATCTTTTTGAGAAAAAATAATATTTGTATTAATTTTTTGTTTCATTTGAAACAAATCATTTTTTTGACATTCAGAAAAATAAGCCCTGATTGATCCAAAACTACTATTATATTTATGGTTACTATTAAATCGAAACTGATGATTAAACGAATGACACATCAATGTATAAAGTGTAATCCAATCATTTCTGCCATTGTTGTAATCTTCACGTAATTTCTCAAATCCTTCTTTATTGGTTTTACTTAATGAATATTCGGTAATAATAGTTTCTATTTTTCTTATAATTTCATCTGTATCCTCTGTTACAAGACCTTTAAAAATACTGGAAACATATTGATTTATGTCATTGTACAAATAATATTTAGCTTTTGTATTAATTAAAACTGTTCCAGAACCGCCAAATATATCTACAAATGTATTAATATGTTTTGGGAACAAAGGAATAATTTGCTTGATAAGTTTATATTTATTTCCTATATAGTTTATAGGACTCTTTATAAATAGTTCTTCCAATAATTATTTAGGAGTAAATGCGCATTTATCTGGTATACCAAACCTCATTTCCTCCTTCTTATAGGTCTTAAAACGAGCGTTTTATTGCCTTACTGTTTATGCATTACATCACTTATTAAATCAGCATACGATCTACAACCTAAATATTTTCCTAATGTAGCAAGATTTTCTTTAGTGCTCTTTATCACGCTCTCTGTAATATAATCCTCAAAATCTACACAATCATCGAATTCGTCTTCCACTCTGCTAACTACATCATGAACATAACTATGCGTTTTATCTAAAATCGTTTCTATCATCTGTAATCTATGTAATTTCTCATAATTTTCTGTAATCTCTTTTAATGTTCCTGCCATTCGATTAATCCTCCTGATATTTCCAACTTACTATATCTACGTCACTCCTCCATCCATCACAACTATCTTTCCCTATTACGAAATCATACCAAGCATGACCTGTCCACTGATGGTTTCTATATTCTTTACCATCCTTATCTTTGACAATTATCCATGTATCTTCTTTAGGTTTGATTTCCTTATTTATCCATTCTACTTGTTCTTTTAGTTCTGCCTCAAAACCAATAAATTGACCACAATCATATCTGATATTTTTAATTCTATATTCAGAATCTCCAATAAATACTATGGCATCTTTTCTACGTGTAATCTGCAATGGCTGCTTACCTATTCTTTCCCATATCTCAAGTAATTTCATTTTCCTATCTCTCCTGTCCTGATCGTGTATAAAATAGAACTAAGCAGCATCTCAATCGTGTCAAAATCTCCACTTAAAGCACTACCTGTTGTCTTAACCTCATATTTCCAATCTGATTGATTATTCGTTGGAATTATAGGTCTATCTATATATGTAACTGTGCCTTTGGGAACCATTATATTTTTGTATTCATCATAGTAATCTTCCTTTAAGACTTTGAGCCAATCTTGGCATCCTTTACTATATTTGCCTTGTTTAACTCCTCTTCTATGTACAGTAAAATATTTTTCGTTTTCATATTCGATAGGAACAAATTTATTCACTACTAAAAGTACACCATCTGTCACTCTATATAAATCTTGATATTCTGTCTTTGCTAAAACTTCCAAATTTTAATTACCTCCAAGTAACCAAATGAATAATCTAATTTGTAAATTCATATCTCACAATTTTTCCTTCTTCTAGTAATTTATCCATATCCTTAATAGCTTCTTGAATAGATTGAAATTTACATGGACATATGTGCCATTTTGTTATATTTACATACGAATATGTATTATCAGATTTGTTTTTCATTAAATAAACTAATACTGTATCATCTGGTCTAGTAACTAAAAACTTAATTACATCCACAATTTACCTCCCTACTTAAATAAAACCTATCTTTCATTGTTTCTTTTACATAAGTATGTCAATTCCCTTTATATCTATTTCTTCAAAAATCGCTTTATAGATTTTAAAATTATCATTGTATTTAATACATCCCATAAACAATGCATCTTTTTTCTTTCGATACTCTTCCAATAATTCTTCTACTTTATCAAAATAAAGTCGTTTCCGTTCTACACTTTTGCATTCCATATTAATCGTATACATATGGAAATCATATTCTAATACATAGTGATTTTCGCCCATCACGTTCTCCTTTATCTCTTATTTTTTCCTTATATATCCTCATATTCTAAAACTTGAAACTCTTCTGGCACACAACTATACCAACGCATACATTTTTCAATTACTGTTTTAATAAAATTATACCTATCCCACTTAATCATCCATCTTTCATCATCAAATAGAATAAGTTGATCAAATCTATGACCTCTTAAACCATCTCCTCTATTTTCATATAAACCAACCATTTCTGTTCCGTCTTTCAAACGTATGTAGCTTTTCCTATATTTAAATATTTCTACATCTTCTTCATTATTGTTTGCAAATTTTCTCAGCCCATCTTGTGTAAGTTGTGAGTTATATCCTATGAATCCTATTTTTAGTGGTGTTATTTGTTCTATTTTTCTTATGGTTATCACCTTCATTCATTATACAATCAACTGTTCTCATATTTACTATATTCTGTATTTGTGGTATAATTTACCTATTATATTTAAAGGGGATATATACTAATGAATAAAAAGTTACAAGTCTTTGTTTCATCTACATATACTGATCTCATTGAAGAACGTCAAGCAGCCGTACAGGCAATTCTTGATGCTGGTCATATTCCTGCCGGTATGGAATTATTTAAGGCTGGAAATGAGTCTCAATTAAAGACAATATATAAATGGATTGATGAATCTGATGTTTATATGCTTATTCTCGGTGGACGTTATGGCTCTATTGAAACTAATTCTGGGAAAAGTTATACACAGCTTGAATATGAATATGCATTATCTAAAAATATACCTGTTTTCGCTGTTGTATTAAGTGAAGCATTTTTAACTAATAAAATAAATTTACTTGGTCTATCCGATGTTATGGAACAAAAGACACCAGACAAATATCAATCTTTTAAATTATTAGTTATGTCAAAGATTATTCGTATTGTTGATGATTGCAAAGATATTAAAATCACTATACATTCAACACTCAATGAATTTACAAATGAATACCATCTCACAGGCTGGGTACGAAATAATAAAGAAAATGATAATATACAGTTATTAAAAGACAATAACTCTTTAATCAAAGAAAATAACTTACTTAATAAACAAATTCAAAAATTACAAGATCAGCTAAGTACAAAAAATTTAAACAAAATAGGTGATTATTCATTTGATGAGCTATATCTTGTTTTACAAAGCAAAACATATAAAATAAATTATAAATATAACGAAATCACAGTTAATGCTTTAGATTTTTTTATTTCAAATTATTCTTCATTGGCTGTATATGAAGGGGCAGGTTATACATATTTTTCATTTGCATATACCAAAATATTAAAATTATTAGAAGCATACGACTTAATCACGGAGGCACATTTAATAAGTAGTGAGGGTATTACCTTTAAAACAACAAAAAATGGTGATAAATTTTACATTGTACTTGAATCAAAAAATATGTTATAATACGAACTCGAATAACTTAAAAGTCCTATTTCATTGCCATTTTTAGCCTATATATGGTGGTCTTTAATTTTGCAAACCACTATATATAGACTGTTTTTATGCTATCTAATTCTCAAACTCTCTCCCTGTGGCTCTAAATGTGCAAATTCACAATTAAGTGAGCCGTCCTGTCCTTCCAAACCATTTTCTTTTAAATATTCTCTTATAGATTCTCCATCAATAGCGTCTGGCTGCTTAATCCTATATTTCTCTGGTACTTTTTCTACATCTACATCAACTACAAGTTTTCTCTTTCCACCATTCTTCTGAATATTGAACGAAAACAAATCTGTTGTGAATTTTCTCTTCCCAGTAGCTCTCATACACATTTCAAGATTCTGTTTCAACCATTTAATCCTATTTTCATATGTCTTCTTTCGTGTTATCAGCCTATCGGCTTCTTTTGATAAACCATCTACATTAGACTCCAATGATTTAATAATCTTTGCATATCCATCAGCCTTATCTTCAATCTCATATTCTACAGATTCAAGTGTATCCATGATACACTGCTCATCACACTCTTCGTCCTCCAACATATCCATAAGCTGAAGGAACTCACCTGTTAATTCATATAATGCTGCCATTTATCATCCTCCTATGCAACCTCTTTCAATTTATAACTATTCTCTAACAACATATCTCTTAAAAATGTCTGTTTGGTTTTAACTTCTTTTGTCTGTATCGCCTTTGAAATAGCATAATTATTACCAACTAATACACAATACTTTTTAGCTCTGGTTATTGCTGTATAAAGTAATTCTGAATTATTCATTATATAACTTCCTGTGTCCATTCCAACAATAGTAGATGTGAAACCACTTCCTTGCATTTTATGAACAGTACACGCATAAGCCAATTCAAGATTTTTAGAATCGGTCTTACTAAATACAACCTCCCCAATTCCAACAAAATCTATTGTACAGTAACCATTATCTTCAATTTCTTTTACAATGCCGATATTTCCATTGAATACAGGAGTTGTATCTCCGTCTGTATTAGTGCATTTGTAATTATTTTTTGTATTTAAGACTTTATCACCAACTCTGATGTGATATTTTTTAACATCTTCATTTTTCTTCTCCAAAAGTATTTCAATTTCATTACCGTCAGCAAATTTGGGATTATAAATATCTTGTATTTTTGTGTTCAAATTATAGCAAGATAATTCTCCCTTTAATCTCATCGGAACACATACTTGAACCTCTATAATGTCATGGTATTTATCCATTTCTGTCTGGAAATGTGAAATAATACTATCTGTTCTTGATTCTTTATTCCCTGTAACATCAAGTTCCATATCTTTAAGTTCACCAAGAATTTCATTTCCTTCAAAACTATTTGCGAAAATTTGTTCCTGATTTGCTACTTTAATCGAAGTTGGAATAATACCGCTCATTAGAGCTTGCCTATGCGGTTTTGTCAGTTTAACTACTGGTAATACGTTACTGTCTAAAATATCAGCAAACACCTGGCAATTACCAATCGGAGTCAACTGTTGCACATCTCCCATAATAATCACTTTTGCACCCGTAGGAATAGATTCTAACAGAGATAAAAATAGTGTTCCATTTATCATAGTTGCTTCGTCGATAAGAACTATATCTACTGCTAATTTGTTGTCCTTATTAAACATAAACTTTCCATTTTGATAACCCAAAGCTCTATGAATTGTACTTGCCGGTAGTCCTGTTGCCTCTGTAATTCTTACACTCGCTTTTCCAGATAATGCACAAGCTAAAATATTGTAATCATCATACAATGAGCATATTCCATTAGCGGTACTTGTTTTACCTGCTCCTGCTAAACCAGTTAAAGCCATAACATGATTATCCAAACTCAATTTAATAGCACTCCGCTGTTCCTCTGTGAATGTAAATCCTTGCTTTTCTTCTACTCGTTTAACTACAGTTTCCCAATTGCCAATATTGAATGACTTTGGTATATAATCACTATGTAGCTCTGACTCCTCATCATTCTCACTATTCTCTTCTATGATTTTGATTTTACCTATCTGTAATCTAAGTAATTCATTCATTATATTTTTCTCTAAATCATAAAATCGTTTTAGTGCAATCTTTGATCCATTATCCAGAACTACTACATCCTCATTTTCAATCATCTGTTTTGCTGTTGCGTTAATTACTTCTTCAGGAACAAAACCCAACGTATCATATAGTGCTTTCATCAATTCTTGATAATTCAGATAGCTCTTCCCCGCTTCTCCTTGTTCATTCAAATGATGTAAAAGAAATCCTTTTATTCTGCAAATATCATACTGTCCAATACCAACTTTGCAAGCAACCTCATCAGCTTTCTTAAAACCAACCCCATCCACACGGACAAGATCATAAGGATTGTTTCTAACAACATCAATTACTGTATCTGGCGAATGATAGAAGTCTACAAGTTTTTTAATGAATGTGTGAGTCAATCCAAGTTGTCCAAGTTCCATATAAATTGCACTGTAATCTTTAGATTCCTCATATTCATCAATCATCTTTAAAGCTACCTGATTTCCTATTCCCTTTATTTTCATAAGGGATTTAACATCTCTTTCCTCTAATAATTTGATAACATCATCATATTCATCAAATAATTTTTCTACCAGATTTTCATTCAGCACATTCTTTAAAAATTCCTTCTGCTTATCTTTACTGGATATGTCTATGCATTTACTTATATAAACTAAATCATATGTATTCCCGTAAATCTCATGTGTCTCAGCCAATTTAGCAAATATTTTATAAGTAGTTCCATATTCTAAAGTACATACATTTCCTTTTACATTTATATCTTCTATTTCATCATCGCAATTTTCTAATCTTTTTGTAATGAAAACCCTAAAAATTGCAAATTCTCCTGAATCAACTTTTTTTGCATACTTTGGATAATAAATTCTATCCAGAGTACCTTCAATTTTTATAATTCTTTCTTCTTCCACTAACACACCTCACAATTCTCTATCAGTGACTTTCCTTTACTGTAATCCCTATAAACCAAATCATATTGCGTAATTACATCCAGCTCTTTATCAATATCCGCAGCAACAATATTGATCCCATTATTATCTTTACCTATAATTTTTTTAGCAAATTCCTTTTCTGAACCAATTACATCAATAATGTCACCATCCTGTAATGGTAAAATTTTAAATATTTCTTTTCTTATTTTTCTATATTGAATTTCACCAGTTTTCATATTATATAAAATTAGATTTGGCGCAATAACATTACGAGTGTTTAATACGAACCATCTATTATCATTTAGTTCATCATCTTTAAATCTTACTTCATTAAATTTCTCCACCTGAGTTTTCATTATTGAATAAGGATTAATATGTTTATCTTCAAGATAATCAAAAATTTCAAATAATATTTTCTTAGAATTAAGATTGTTATAAGACTTACCACTCTTTGTCAACTCAGCATTTTTAATAATGATATTTTTAACATTTTCATCTTGAAACTTCTTATTTAAGGTAGTAATTGTTATTTTATCTTTTGTATATAACAATTCAAAATAATCCCTGAATCTTAACAATTTATCTGTTTTTCCATAATTATTACAGCAGTCGGCAATCAAATATCCTTCCAAAACTTTTTTTGTAATTCCACTCTCTTTACACTTCTCTAAGAATGTGTAAAAATCATTACTTTCACACATGCATTTGAATAAAATATTTGGAGTCTCATCAACCTTATCTTTGTCTTTCGTTAGAAACATTTCAACTCTCTTTTTTGCCTCTTTAATGTAATAGTTTCTATCCAAATATTCTGGTATTTCTTTATTATGAATGTCTTCATTATCAATGAATAAATTATCTGGAGTATTGGCAAATTTTTCATAAGATCTAGCACCTTTTTCTATTTTCAATTTATAAATAGAACCATCTGTTTCTCTCGTGCTGGCAAACACTCTATGTACTTTACCCTTTAACAAATCACCTTCAATACTTGTAACTTTTGTAGTTCCATCATCAACCTTGCTATATACACCAGTTCCATACCAAACTTCCTTATATTTTGATGATAATTTAATAATTTTCTGAAACTTGATTAGTTCATTACACTCATTTATAGTCTGTTCTATTGGTTTCCCATTTGCCAGATAATCTCTAACGGCATCATTTAGAATTGGTAAATCATTATCAATAGGATTATTTTTCTTAACCATTGCTCCTTTACATTCAAGTTTTCCATTTTTCATAACAGCTATGTAGTTATTTACGTCTTTCTGAATAAGTTTTGTGTATTCCTCAATTTCAAATTCCATTCTAAGTCTTTTCCCTACAGAATTTGTAATTTCGATTACTTTATTCTTCATTTGTTCATTTTCGCAAAGAACAAATATACCATCTGTATTTGTCTGCAATAATCTACAATAAGGTTCTAGCTTATCAATTAAATCTAATATAAACAACTGACCAAAAATACAAGTAAGATTCGCCATTAATGGATCGTAAATCGCACCATTTCTATCTTTTGATGCTCCATAAATACCATTTATCATAGGTTTCAAGGATTTATTTTTTGAATTTCCCTTCGCTTTTAAATTTAACCTGAAATCTCTCATCTTTCTAAAATCGTCAGGATTTTTAAATTTTCTACTTAAAAGATTATATTCAATATCAGTAGTCGGATACATACTTGATACATCAGCGTGTAATATAATTCCTTCAAATACAGATTCCTTATCATCTGCTCCATGACATCCTCCCCAGGCAAATACATGAGGAATACCTGCAACAATACAACACAACTGATTATTATGTTGATTGTCTTCAGAACGAAGATGTTCTTTATATCTCCAATTTTTAGGATTCATGTACCATTCTGGAATAAATTTGTATTTATCCGATAATTTTATAGTTTCCGGAAGCCTTATATCAAATTCATCATCCATTGTGTGTTGATCAACAGCATTGAGAATTTTTGCAGCTAATTGTACTTTTGTCTTTGTAAAGTAAGACATATCCAAATTATAAAGTTCAATAATATCTAATTGACCTTCAAAATCATCCCAACATTCATCAAGTACCCTGAGTAGCTCTAAAACATCATGAATATTGTAAAATTTTGTTTGCTCAATTTCTTTTTCTGTTAATGGTCGATCGATATTAAAATCTACTTCAGTTTCTCTAATATCATCTCCCATAAATGCTTCTAACTGCTTTAAAGACTTATCTTTCAAAATTGCATCATAGTCATTTAAAGAATAATTCTTTGAGTTTCTGACTACTTGAAATGGTTTTTTACCTTCCTTAATCAACTTGTCATTTATATACCCAACATTCATTCCATCTAAAATAGCTTTGAATATACCTGTATCATATTGCCTACCGTTATATGAAACAAAAATCTCGTTTTTGTGTTTTTCATAAAACTCAACAAGGTCTTGTCTATTATTAATGATGGTAATGATACTATTTCTATCTGAATAATTGACAAAGGTAACACACCACCAATTAATTTTTGAATACACCTCAAAGTCATATCCCCAAATTTTATTTTTATCTATCAATAATCACTCACCTCCATTAACAAAATCCAAAACCTTGTATCTTATCACTTTTATAATAAATCCAATCATCCACTAATACCTGCGGAGTCTTATTGCATTTCATATCAATAGAAAATCTGCCAACTACATCAAACTCTATATTCTCACCTACATTTAATATTTCTTTATATAATGCAGCTAATGAACTCCCTTTTGTTTGTTTTGTGAACTTGATGTTATGATATGTAAATTCGATTTTGTTTTGTTTTGATCCTATAAGATTTAAATTATATTTATTGCATGGAATATTTTTAATAAAAAAAATAGGTTCCTGTACTGTGTTTCCCCATATATAATCATACTTAGCAACATTTTTAATAATTTGGTCATGTAATTTATCTGCATCATATATGTTGTAAACATGGTACGTTGGCTCATCAATCCGATCCATAGTTGATAACAGTTGAAATAATTTATTGGTGTTTTCAAAAGATATTTCACATCCAAATGCTCCTGGGTGTCCATCTACCATATTAAATAATCCGGTATCTTTGCACCATTTGTTAAAATCTAAGATTTCACATTTATCACACCCTCGTCCACTTCCCTTACATATATCTCCCTTTCTTCTCATTAACAAACATGGTCTTTGATATTGGTCTGCTAATCTGTTTGCAATTAATCCAGTGGAATTACTGTCAACATCATCTCTGGCATTACATACCAAAATTGGCAGTTTATCCATTCCATATTTTTTAATCTCCTCAGATAATATATCTGCACTTTCTTCTGTAATTTTTTTCTGTTTTCTGTTTGTGGACTGACATGCCTTTAATACATATTCCTGAATAGTCATATTGACCATTCCCTTACCCTTAACTTTTCTTTCTAACATTTTGTCAGAATTGCATAATGCTTCAAACATATAACATTTATCTTCATATTCTCCGAGTCGGATCATAGAATTTATTAAAGGACAGACGTAAAATCCCAATCCATTAATTGTTACCTTATTATTCATTGAATACATTTGAGCATCTACAAAAGCTGAAATCAGTTTATTCTTATTCATTTTGCTCTTAATTTGTTCTAACCCTTTTAGAATCAAATATCTTGTTTGTAAATTCAAAGTATCTGCTCTGTCCCCAATCATTCCAAGTGCTACTACGTCAAGATACTCATCTGCATAATCAACCCCATAATATTTATCCAATAATTTTGTGAACTTATATGTAATACCAACTCCTGTCATAGCTTTATCCGTTACTCTGGATGAATATTGATTATTTACCACAACTGCTGAATTATTAGGGATAGTGTTATCATTATTCCTGATATTATGGTGATCGAGAATAATTACTTCTTTTCCACTTTCTTTTAGTTTCTTACATTCATCCACATCCCCAGAACCAGCATCTGGAATAATTACCAATTTTGAATTGTCTAAAAGCATAGAATCTACAACATCTTTTAAACCATGTATCTTTCCTCTATGAATAAAACATCTTATTTCTATTGATGGTTTTATCCTCTTTATATATTGATAAATGTTTGCACCCGATGTATAACCATCACAATCACAGTCAACCAGTAAATCTATAACACTGTTATTTGAGATATGATTTACAAGAATATCTCTTGCTGCTTCAATATTGTCAAATCTTAACTCACTTTCTGTATTTTCAATTGTTGGATTCAGGAAGGAGTTAATATCTGTTATTCCCTTCAACTTTAAAATATCTTCAAGTTCATTGCCAAATCTTACTTTCCCAAGTACATCAATCTTAAAACTCAATAAATCTCTCCTTCCTAATTGTTTGTTCCAACGTATATTTTCTGATCCATCAATCTCAATAATGTTTCTTTCCCTTTGTCAGTCGGTGAATCTTTATAATCAAGCAAATCATTTGAATCCCATAAAACTGTGACAACTACATATGCAGATAATTTATCAATAATTTTATCTTTTATGTGTTTAGCCCACTTTTTACATTCCTCAGAATCTAATGTTTGATATTGCTTATCTAATGCAATTATCACTTCTCTCACACCAAGCATTAAAATCAATCCACGTTGATAATCAGTAAGATTGCTTCCACATAGAGCAACCGTAAAATTGTCTTCTCCAAACATTGTGTCAGTTTGGAATACTGATTTTTCAGCTTCTACCAACATAATTTTTCTTTTTGTTTGAATAGTTTTCATATTGTGATTTAATCCAAATAAATTCTGACCAAGAGAATGATTATAAAATCTTCTTCCAACTTTAAAAGGGGTATATTTCCCAAATAAATCTATATCTTCATCCACTAAAGAACGTCCTCTTACCCCTATTAATTGATTGTTTATATCAAAATGTGGAATTATGATTTTTTGCTGCCATGTAGAATACATGATATTGTACTTCTCCATGGTTTCAATTGAGATACCCTCTTTAATCCAATCCTGAGTGTACAGTTTTTGAAATATTCGTAAAATGCTTTTATCATATGGAATTAAGGGTTTTGTCTCTATTTCCTTTTTGGCTGTGCGTCTGTATTTTCTAATAAATTCCCAATCTGAAATTTGTTCCTGCTTTCCAAATCCATATTCACAATTATCAATATTTAACTTTATACATATCCAGTTAATTGCTTTTTGAAATTCTTCTTGTTCATAACCTTTGTATCCCATGACAACTCCGATAATATCCATCTGCCCACATTCTGTATAGCAATGAAAACTCTCCGAGTCTTTGTAATAATACAATTTAGGTTTTGTTCCATGATGACATATGGTATCTGTAATCCACATATCGTCATCCTCGTAATAGAAAGTTGCTCCCATTTCAGCAAGCAACTTCCTAATATCATCTTCTGATAACTTCTCCTTTAATTCCTGGGCGGTCATATAGATACCTCCCTATACTGTAGTCTTTGATGATTTTGATAATTCCATTGCTAATTCAGATCCAGATATTTCTTCGTCACCTTCAATCATATGTACTTCACCAACATCTTCAAAAGAAAAATTAATAATTGTCTTCTCAATATCTGGAATCAATTGATAACTATAATCTGTAACAAAGCAATCACTTTCTCTCATGGTTCCAAGATTTAATTTTGTCCATATTACAATTACCTTCCATTTACCACCACGATTTTTAAAGATGTAATATGCCATATTGGGAATCAAAGTTCCAAATTTTCCTTCTGATTCTAATATTGGCTTTAACTTTTTAAGGTCTTTTTGTGTGACAGGTAATGCAAGAATACCTCCGTCCGCTTTTTCTATAATTGCTTTTGATCCCTTTAAGGCTCCAGCGTCCTTATTATTTTCATCTTTATAGGTATCATTAAGCTGCGTTGCAGAACCAAGATATATATTAAATTTGTTTGCTATGGATTTTAATGAAGCACTGAACAAAAAGAGAATCTGATGGGTTGCTAACCTAGTGTGTGTTTTATTGTAATAATACTCATACAAAGATGGAGAATCATTGATATAATCAAAGAAACAAGCACAAATACCATAATTAATAATGTATCTTTCAATGGTTTCCGTTATTAAATCTATCGTGAAATCTGGCATATACTCAATGTAATATTCATATCCTTCAATATATCCTGCCGATTCATCTAAAATGTGTTCCTCTTCTTTGGTTATGTTATCCCACGTTTCAATTCTTTCCTGATCTATACCACTGACATGAGCAAGAATAATATCCTGAATTTCTTCTTTCTCTAATTCCGTAGATATAAACAAAACTTTTTGTGCCTCACCAGTAGAAATCCATTTATGCTTATTCCAATCATAGATTCTATCAGATACCATATTACATCCATCAGCAAGCGAACTCCTTGATTTACCCCCACCGCTTATAGAACTTCTTATAATAAACTTTTTACGTCTCATTCCTCTATATACAGTGGTAAGATATCCTGATTGGAAAGGATAACCATATGTATTTTCTTGTTCTTTATGCTCTTTTAATCTGTCTTTTATCCCATCTCCGACTTTAAATGCATAATTATCTCCAAACACATTTTTCCACATAGATTTAAAATCTAAAAATCTATTTGTGAATGCATTTAATACATCAGAACTTGTCAATTCGTTAAACTTTTCAATTTTACTTTCATCTGATTCATCATAAATAAATGTAATATCCATTTTAAGCTCTTCAGATGCATTTCTTATAATAGAATACTTTCGTACATCGTCATGATATTTGCCAATATTCATCAGTTTGTCGGAAGCCATAGAGATTGCTTCCTCTATATAATCCCAGCCATTATTGTTTTTCCACAAAGAAGTTGCTGTTGTTATTTGTGCTATCTCATTTTCTATATCAAGGGAAGAAACCTTTTCAACATTTCCTTTTTTAGCAATGTTTACTAATGCACCCCATATCATCTTATGAAAATTTTCTGGATAATCATTTGCATTAGTCACATATTTTTCATCCAATATAAATCGTGGATTAATGCAATAGCATCCAAACAATAAGAATATTGCTTTTTTATCTACCTGCTGACTAAAATTAATGTGCGTCACCACCTTCCAATAGATTTTTTAAATTAACAAGTGATGAACTCTGATTTATGTGACTTTTGTTATTTTGCTTAACAATCTTAGTTTTTATTTCTACATCTTTTAGTTTCTCCATTTGATTTCTGATCTGTTCCTGTTGCATGTAATAATCGCTTGCTTCTTCATAAAAATGTTTTACCAATGCAACTCCATATTTTTCATTTAACTGTTTCCCTAATATTTCTTTACAGTACCATAATGTATAAGTCATAGCAGCATAAGACCAGCCAAAATCTGTTTTCATATCTTTTATCTGTTTAAACATAAATCCTGTAGGTCTTTCAATTTCATAATTTACACATATAAATTCTATTAACTGTTTGTACTCATCACTTTCTCGTAAAATCTTTTGATAACATTCTTCACAATATGTTTTAGAGGCATGAGTACATTTTTCTTCTGGTTGTAATTTTTTACCACAATTTTTACAAGTTGATAATCTTGCCATATGCACCTACTTCACGTAAAGGGAGGACGAACCTCCCCACAACCTTAATTTGTTTTAATATTGAACTTATTGATGAGTTCTTCAAGTTCCATTACAATTACTTTGGTTAAGTCAAGCTGTGTATCTCTCAAAGTATCAAACATCTTTACATTTCCATTTTCATCAAGACCAAGATTCTTCTGCAATACTGCTGTAGCCTCTGCTAAATGTCCATTAGATGCCAGCAAACCACCCAACTCAATACCTTTTGATTTAATAGCTTCAAAATCTTCAACTGGAGCAGTTTTATCAATTGTTTTTTCCTTTGTTGTAAAATCTCCTCCTAAATCTTCAACAGCCTTTGTCCATACAGATTTCAAATCTTTTACATTTACTTTATCTGGTAAACCAAATGTGTCTTTTAGATCAGGATACTTATCAGATTTTTTGAATGTAATAAATCTCTCGCCTTTTCCATCTGCATACATATAACCAACCAAGAACGCAGCTTCTCTACAATAAGAAAATGTATTCTTATTTAACTTCAAAGAATCGCTCTCTTTCTTTGTGTCAAAGTCTTTAGAATGGCTCGATTGAGCAATAAAATGAACTGTATATCCAAGACTTTGAATTACACCAATATTTCTTAAAGCACTTTTAAAACGTAATGAACCCTCGCCATAACCACCAACATCTTTAAGAATTTCAGCATCCCTATTCTCCAATACATATCTCTCACAAAATTCCTCATACTTATCTAATGTATCAATTACAATACAGGAAAACTTTTCTTTCAATGCAGGATTTCTCAGCTGTCCAATAACTGACTTAAAATCTGACATTGTATCAATCTTAACCGCCATAATACCGGGGATGTTCTGAAATCTATCTTCGAACTCCAAGAAAAAAGGTTCTTTGTTAGGAACTAATTCTTTCAAAAATTTCATAAGCGTGGTTGTTTTACCGACACCTGTATCTCCCATCAAAACAGTTGAATACTGGGTTAAATCTACAGATACCTTGTTAGGTGCTAAATCTAATAAATTTCCAATCATAAATTATGTATTATCTCCTTTATAATTAATTTGGTGATTTACCTATCTGAGAAATCTCAGATAGGCTTTATTTATTATTTGTTATTAGTTCTGTGCAAATGGATTGTATGTAGTCTGTGGAGCTGGTGTACTCGTATTCTTTTCAAATCCTGCCGCTGTTTCAGTTCCATTTGTACTTCCACTCTTAATTTCTGCCAACTTCGCTTTCCTCTTTGCCTTCAGCGCATCTACAATTTCCTGAGTAAGTTCATGTTCAAAAATTGTACTGACTGCTGTTCCAGACTTAATTTCATTCTTACGAATGTAACTTCTAACTTCTTTTTCAATATCTGTACCGAATGCGGCTTTTTCTACCTGCTTAGTAATTTCAACAGAATTGATCACAGTACCAACCAACTTTGTAAAAGCACCTTCATAATATCCAGCCTGTCTAAATGCAGTAGCCATAGACTTATCAACTACCATCTTTACAGGAATAAACTTATCTGCCGTATAAACTGCGTCTTTACCAAATCCATCAGCGGTCTGTCCAATAGCATCCATAACTACTACAAGATTTCCACTAGGAACATTTTTAACGACTTCATCTTCAATTTTTTCAATAATTCCTTCTACTTCAAACTTTGCCTCTAATACAGTGGAATCATAATCTTTTGGTTCTACCTTATTAATGAATCTTGCAGAAATAGTATTCGTAGAAACTACGCTACCATCATTTCCCTTAAAATCATTATCTGTAAACATACCATCTGTAATAGAGATAATATCTGGATTTTCACCTTCAGAGCAATGTTCAATATCCTTCAGATTATCTTTTGCGTCCATATACTTCTGATAGAAATAACTCTCTTCTGTTGTGAAATTCTTGTTTTCATCCTTTTTAAACTTGTAAGCAAAAAATCTGATTTCATGCTCACTATTATCAGCAGTTCGCAACACAAGACTTCCACCAATGGCATCTTCGCCTTTTTTGGTCTGAAATTCCTCAATTGCATTCTTGACTAGTTTGCCTGTTACCGTTACTCTGTTTGTTAGTTCTTTCAAATAAATGTCCTCCTGTAAAATAAAATTATTAAAATATTTTCACATCATATATAACATCAACAGCCTTCTCAGACTGGAACATAGAGATTAAATCTATATAAAATCTATGTCATCAGTGATTTATGGCTTATTTTTGCGTAATTTAAGCCAAGGGTATGCTTTTCCCACCCAAAATGGATATAACTGTTCAGTTGTTAATATTGGAATTTTCTACGGATAACCGTGCGAATTGTTTACTTGTTACTGCCAGAACTCTCGGCATATTCTCGGATATACTCTATCATCTTATCTTCTTCTGGAAAGAATAAATCTACTTTCTTCTCTGACATGAGCCAGCCGAAGAAATTGCTACACAGCTGACCAAAACGCCAATCACAAAAATATTGTTTGTGTATTCTCTTTAATTCATCATAAAATGTATCTAATCTATCTGCTTGTCTTATCTTTCTTACTTTCCTTTTTCTCTTTCTGTAACTTCGCTTCTTCAGCTAAATGATTCTCTAACTTTCTTGTGACACTTCTCATTTTGCCTAATGGTTTACATGTAAGTCCCATATGTATATTTTCTCCTATCTATTAAGTGTAATTGTTGATACATAATTATGATTCCCAGATACATCTTTTGAAATCATATGATATATTTTTAAATAATCATCTACAGAAAGACTTTTGATATGTTCATATAGTTTCTTTACATTATTCCAAGTATCATCATATTCTTCAACCTTATGCCTCATAACTGCAATCTGTTCAATAAGTTTCAGTCTTTCTTCCTTATATTCCTGAATTTCTTTATCTTTTTGGACACAAAATTCTGCAAGTCTTTGTTCCTTATATCTCTCCAAATATTCATCAATTGGATTTATTTCTTTTACTCCTTCTGAAATTCCATTCTTTTCGTTCATTTAATCATTCTCCTTTTCATCAATCTACATAATCAGTAAATTCTTCATTGCAACACATACATTTGACTGTTTGACACTCTACAATGCCACTTGGTAAAAATTCATATACAAACTGTTCACCTGCTGTTGCATGAGATACACAACCTTGCTTTCTATGCTTCTCTACCCATTTATCTATTCTTTTGCTTGTTTCAAATTCTATACGCTATCACCTCACTCCTCGCATGGAACCATTGAAATAATATAGCACCAAGGTAACATTAAATATGACCCATTATTTGTAATGAAATGTATTTGACCATTCCCAACACCATTTACATTCACTAATTCTACATGATGATATTTTTTATATCTTGTACGTTCCATACTATTTTTGTTATATGATATATATTTTAGATTTTCATTCACAGTAACAGTTTCTAAATCATAATATTTATGTTTTATACTGTCTATTTCATATGTCTTTTTATTGCCTTCTTCCAAATTTTTGTGTGTCGAATATCTACTTGGCTCTGGCTCATGTACTGCATCATCAAATGTTTTTGACATTTCAGAAAGAAATTCTTTCTTAAAATCATTAATGTTATCTGTTTGCATATGGAACTCTGTTTCTGGAAATTCTATTTTTGCATGAAAAACAGTTCCATCATAATTTACTTGTATATTGTCCACCTCCTCAAACCCACCCAATAAAATAAGAATTTTAACCGATTTTTATGTCAATATATAGTGGTTGCCATTCATTTAAACATCTATATATTGTATATGTATCTTAGATATAAGAAAACTGACATTCAGTTCCTCGTAAATACCTGCCGTTGTCCAGTTTAAGGATAGTTTCGTAAGGTTCTTCTAAATCATCCCTGACAACTGTTCCTAAATGTTTCTTACTGGTATCATAGTGATAACAAACTGCAACCCTACTTCCTACAGCTAATTCAGGAAATTTATAGTTCTCATCTTTCTGCTTCGGAAATTTATCATAGGTAATTGTACTTACACACCCCATATACTTATTCTCCTTCTATAACTTCTAAGATTCCTTTAATTTCAGATTTAGGTGCCTTTACTGTACTATCGTCCTCCATCCGAATCATAATAAAATCGCCATCTTCTCTTGCTTCAAAAGTTTCGCCTTTGAAAATTGTTACTTTGTCACTAATATTTACATTCTCCAAAAACTTTACTTTCATGTTCTAATCCTTTCCGCTAATAAATTTTTAAATATTTCTATAATATTCTTTCTTTTTGGATATTTTTTCAAAATATCATATATTGCCTCTGTGTTTCCTTGTGTAACACTTGTACTAATAGAATACCAATCGCCACCAAGAAAATGTTTAATCAAAACATTAAGACCAAATTGTGCATTTGTTGGTGGAGGAAATATACCATAATATTCAGAACCCCTCTCATCCATATCTTCTACAATTTTTATAAATTCTTCTGCTTTCATAACACACCTTTACTTATTCCAATAAAAGAACGCTTTCAATGCTCATCAAAATCTACATTATTCAAAATTTGATATAATTCTCTGATTACTTTTGCATCATACAAAGAATTGTGCTTGTCACCACTAACTGAACCATCTTTCCATCTATCCCATAATATTTCTTCTCTTGATTTATCAAATGCTTCTGACTGACTAATTTTATAATATCTTGCAATATCCTGATTTATATCGTAGCAGCTTGCACTCACATTATCTGGTAAGTCGAATGCAGTTCCAAATAAATCAATAAGTAAAACCATATCATAATGACATACATCAGACACCAGCTCTACTTGATCGAATTGTTTAAACCAGTTACCAAGAGCCAATGCAATATCATCCTTAGTTCCAATATGATAGTTAGGAATATATTTTCTGTCATTTTCACTTTTGGATTTATAAAGATTTGCAATTACATTTTCTTCTATCCAATTCCAATTATCTGCATCTGGCAGTGTTCTTTTATAATCTGTCAACTCTGCGTAAAAACATCTTCTATCTTCTGCAATTAATCCGATGCTGATTAATGTTGTATCTTTATGTAATCCTGTAAATTCTGTATCAAAAAATATTTTCATTAGTTAATTTTATACCTTACCTTTCCACACTTTTTACATTCACAATGATATAACTTAGCCATTCCTCCGTTAATCATGTGAAGATAAGTGTATGTATAATCATGCTTGCAAAATAGTCTTTTTAAAAATTTCTCCATAAGATAACTTTCCTTTCTTAACCTCAGTTTCTATTTTATATTCAACACATTCCGTATAATTAGGACAATCTGTACACCGAATACAATTACAACTTTTTGTTGGTTTCATATAGTCATCTCCTTCAATCAATAAAATTTCGGATTCATCGGTTATTCATATACTGTGACTGTTTTTGCTACTTTCTGTCGTATCATACGGCATTCAACAGTTTCAATATAAAATGGTGCAATATCAACTTTTTCAATAACAGGAAATTTAGTTCCATGAATAGTAACCCATCTTCCATGCTGTTCTAAATCTGACATTGTTACGATGCCTTGATTATTTTGAAGATATTTTAAATCACAAAGTAAATATTTTCTGTCATATGCACAATCGCCACTATTTTCATAATTCTTCAAATCTACTACTACAACAGGATAACCATTATCCTTTACTACATCACCTATTTGGGGTATATACATCATATTTCTCCCTTCTAATTATTGATAATCTCATAAATAATATCATTATGATATTTGCCATATTTATCTTTAACAGCATCTCTCAAAACGTGCTTGGTACCACCAAATTTATCACAAAACTTATCATAGTGTTTCTCTATTGGATTACCACCTATCATTCTCCATTCGATTCTATGTAGCTTGTACTCATAAATAAGTTTCTTCAATTCACTATATAAATCCATCCCTACAATTGGGTTGCCTCTATCAAAAGAAATCAATCCAAATCTGGAAGCACAAGAATTATACCAATCAATATGATAATCAAGATATCCAACTAATTTTTCTTCTGAATTTACAATAGCAAATTGAAATCTTCCTGTTTCAGTCTCTTCTTGGATATTTGGCAACCAATTATTTAAACCACCAGTTTCGTACATCATATCATCTGAATAGTAATATCTCTTAAATGCTTCTTGTATTTCATTCTTCTTTAAAATTGCAGGTATTAACAATCAAAAATCACCTCCATCACCCAAGGAAATCGTGCTTTTAATGCTTCTCTTTGTATGGCTCAGGCAACGGCATCCATGCCCTCATACCTCCACATATCCTTCCCCAATACCAAGTGTTAGCATAATCATTAAAAATCCTTTGTACCTTCGTAACAACCCCTTTATTAGTGGTGGCAATAACATTAATAACTTTTTTACCTTTATATCTTTCATCATCTTCTGGCATTTGACCAGAAATACATTTGATCCACTCCAATTATTTATTCTCCTTCCACACTTTCCAAAATTCCTTCAATTTCAGATTTTGGTGCTTTAACGGTGCTATCATCTTTCATACGAATCATGATAAAATCACCATCTTCTCTTGCTTCAAATGTTTCACCTTTATTAATATTGATCTTGCCACTGATGTCTACATTATCTATAAATCTTACTTTCAATTACTAAATTTTCCTTTCTTCTCAGCAATACGAACCAAATGATATTTCTTTATGATTAATCTCCAAATCGGCTAATGTTTGCCATCCATATTCCATATCATAAAATCCAAGGTTTTCAACATTACCAAGTAATACTTCTGCTTTCTCCAATCTGTCAATCACAGTATGTAAGTCATATGGTTTTGTTTCTATCCCAAATTCACTGTCTTTGAAAATATAATCCGATTTCTCAGCAAAAATACAAATACTTGGAATCCATTCTCTTACGAAATCAAAACTGCACGTTGCTAAATCAATGATACCAGCAGAGCATTTATTTCCACGAGCGTTATCATTTGGTTTTATCCATTTAAATTGTGTTCCGTTTTTCATAATGGCGCAGTCCTCATTTTCAGATTTCACTCTCTTTAGCACATTGACTTTTGCATATTGATCTATAATTTTACCAGCGAAATCTCTATCCATTGTGAATATGCCATATTTAGGATTTACACCTTTAGGTAGTTTCATTTATCACTTCTTCCTTCCTTTAAAACTTATAACTCCATAATCATCCAACGCTTTTAAAACATCATAAGGGTATAAATTCTCATGACATCATACAGACTTTCCGTTTATAAGTAATTCTTTATCAATATCATCTGCAAATTCTACTATGGCAATTTGTTTCATGTATCCAGTTAGCCATTCTACAAAAGAAATCTCTTTCGGTTCACTCGGATATGTATATCCATTCCATACAGAATTTTCATCTTCTATACGCTTCCCCCAAGGTAAATATCTTGACATAAAGAATGTAATTCCTGATTTATCAACTTTTCCATAATACATTGTGTCGTGTCTCTGTCCTACTAAATATAAGTCTTCAGATTCACAATAGTAAAACTTTAACATATCTTCTTCATTCACTCTTTTAGATAATTCTTCAATGGTTCCTAACTTCCGATATGCCACAAGATCACTCATATCTTCTTCATATTGCTGAATATTTGATGTCATACTAATCTTCTAAAATCCTTTCTTAATTTACTCGAATAATCTTTCCATTTTCATTGTGTAAACTGCCAATACTTTTTGCGTGTAATTCGTTTTTCAAACAAATTCGATAAGAATTATATCCTACTTCTTTGTTTTTCCTTTTAATATCTTCATTCATCGGAATAACATATGATTGATATACCTGCTCAATAGCATCTTTGGCATCCTTTGCCAGTACAATAAAAATATTGTCCCATTGTCCATAATCGCTTGTTACTAAATAATCTTTCAAATACATACCTCCAAATGAAACCAAGATTTTATCAATTATTTCAATAAATAATTTTCTAAAGACTCAATTGGACGATTCTCAAGTTCAAATACATCAATATCTTTGACAAGATCGTACGATGGGAGCATGTAATAATATTTCTTTCCACCATTTTCAATAAATAGATTCATATAATCTAATGAATTATCCCATCCATTTTCTGATGAATTGAAATATTTCGTATTAATTCCGTCTTCATACAAAAGAATCATCCAGCCACCGTCATAATCAAATATAAATGCATATCTTTCTTTCATATTTTCTCCTTTTATGCCATAAATTTAACCTTTCAAGTCTAATTATCTTTTTTGAATCCCATATTTATTAATTTCTCTTTTAACGACTCAATAAACTCTTTTCTGCATTTATCGCAAAAATGAGCTTTTACTTTATACCATCCATCAAGATTAAAAGATAACTCAAATTCTCCTAATTCTGGATAATATCCATCTTCTAATTCAACTGTAGACCCAAGTGACTTTCCACAATTATCACAGAAAAAATTATGCTTCAATTCAATACATTTCTTTTCAATTTTTTCTAATTTATCCATTTACTATTTGCACTCCACTTTCTTCTTAATAAAATCAATAATGTCATCTATACTCTCTTCTGTAAATTCTTCAAAATCATCTAATGACATGGTTCCACAATCAACTGTTTTAATTTTTCAAGTTCTAACATCTACTTCTACAATCCAAACAATATTTTACAGTCATTCTCATTATTCTCTATAATATCCATAAGCGTATGACTACAATAAGCACCATTCAGGTAATACCTCTGATAATCATGTTTGATCCTGTCAAATGTCCAATCATAGTTATGGCAATCTATGTAACACTGTAGACGCTGCCAAGCATATTCTTCAACTATACACCTATCACAATTTTTGAGTTCTTCATTGCAGTAGTCACTAATCAGAGGACATACCTTTTCTTTTCTGGTATATTCGTTATCCATCAGAAGTTGCTCCATTCACTTATTTCTTTATTGGAATTGATATAATATTCAAATCCATCTCTGTAACAATATGGAAGAGAACTGCCAAACATATACCCATATAATCCAACGCTTACCCACGGATGCACTTCTAAAATTGCAGTACCTCTATCACGAATCACAGCAATATCCATTGTATATGCTTTTGGTCTATCTTGATCTCTCATATAATTCCCAATCATAGACTTTATTTCTGTGACATCTGGGAATACAGTACAGTCTCCATCATAATAATTTATAGCAACCAGCTTATCATTCTGTACAAAGCAACGATACTCAGATAAAACATCCACCACTTCTGACACTTGATATAACCCCTCTTTTAGAAAAGGTTCCTTACCCTCATCTGTATATTGCAAAGTCTCTATCATTCCTGTATGACTAAATACTTTCAGTTTTGAAACATATTTTGTGAAATAATATCCCTTATTGGGAAGTTGATTTTTAGGTACAATAGAATATTTACGTTTTAAAAATCTATCTTCTCTAAGAACATCTGGAACTTCTATTGGGTTCATATGATTGACATTATGTATTCTCGAAAGAATCATCTGTACAAAATCAAGACTACCTACAGGAACTACTTTCTCCAAATTTTCTTTTTCAATCATATTGGTATTCAAAATACACTTATAATCTTTCATAGTTCCGATGTCATACAAATGGTTAAATTTTTGCTTATCAAGTTCTTCCTGAAGAATGGTAGCGTCAATATCAATTTTATTATTCAATTCTTTTTGTATCCAAAATAACAACTATATCACCTCAATTCCTTCCTTGAAACTCTGGATTTAAGACCATACTCTATTTTTTATATCATCTGGAACTTCAGGAAATGGTCGCCAATACATAACTCGTTCCATAGGAATTGGAATTGAAAAATTATATGGTGATTTATCATCTAAATGAGAATTACTCCAACATGAAAAAGAATCACCTACTTTAACAAAACCACTCCATTCAGCCAACATAATTTGATATGGGCATAAACAATTCATATTTTCTTCTTTATTTTTTACAATCACCAAAAATTTTCGACAATAACTTTTTTCTGGTAGTTTATCGGACGGTCGAATCCATCCTTTCAAATCTTCCATATACTTTCCTCTATCCAATAAAAGCAAAATTTCAACAAATCGTCCTCAAATAATTTTGATAATCTTCCTTTGTATATTCATATTTATTTGCTATATTTACACATTCTTCTATTTCCCAAGGTTCGCATCCTTCATCTTCTAATGCAGAAAACAAATATCCAATCAAATCTTTAATATCACTATACATCTCATTAATTCTATTCTTTATACTTTCGGCTTCATGAAAACTAAATTTTCTAATGGCAACTAATGAATTTAAATAATCCCATGCTACTTGAAAATCATCTCTGCTTTCTTTATAAAAATAACACTCACCACACTTATCTGTGGCTGATTCTGCCGGAATATCAAAATTAGTATGATTATCAATATCTATATGATGATGTCCACAATCGCCTATATAATTTTTACATGTTTTACAATTCATAAATCCTCCAATCTGTCAATGAAAGAGTTGTTTTCTCGTACTATAATTGTTTAAATTCTTCTTGTAATTCTTTTCTTCTTCCTTCAATAAATTCTGCGATAACTACTTTTAATCTTTTTAAAGTTTCTTTATCAAACGCTACTGAATTAACATTTTTATCATGTCCTGAAAATTGTGGATAAGGAGCACACATAATACAATGTAAATCATCTAAAACATCAATTGATCTTGTTAATTCATTTGCAAACTTAAGTGTTTCTCGATTCATAACATTCTCCTTTTTAATTATTTTTAAATAGTTTCGAAATGAAAAATTCAGCAGTTCTTTTTTCTTCTTGTACTTCCAAATCCCTGATTAGGATCGTTATAACTAGGCTTGCTTAAATCCTCATAACACCCCTTAAAAGAAGGTGACACTAATTTTAGAGGATATTTTAATTTATCAATTTCATCGTTATAGCATCCGATACTTATACCCATTTTTCTGTTTTTATCTGTATGTTCATCAATCTCTTTCATCATTGGCAATTCAGTTATTTCTTCTATATCATCACCATAATATAATCTATTTTTAACCGTTCCCAAACCATAAGGCATATCGCTATTCCAAAATGCCAATAATTCATACATATCGTATTTGGGAGTACCATCATCTTTTCTACCAAGATATCCATAATCCTGATATTTATCTTTGATAAATCCGCCACCAAATTCCTTTGGTATAAGAAATTTAAAAGATGCTCCATATGCAATATTTTCAATATTTGTTAAATCATCTGCTTTCAGCCAACTGAAACTTCCCAAAGTATTTTTCTCCTTTTCTATTCTTCAGTGTAGTTTGCCCTTGTTATCGTACAAGGAAGGATCTGTACTACCGCCTGTCGTAAACGCCATTCCTACCGTTTTTAGGGAGTCGTTAGAATTGGTAAGGCAACTATCTCCCGAATTGAAACCATCAATTATGAGTTGATGATTCCCTTTGAAACCGATGTTTTAAATCTATATGTATCTACTCTTCTTTTGCAAAATTCAACATTTCATCTTTTGCTCTCTGGTAGAAATTACGGTCAATTTCAAAACCGAAAGCACTTCTGCCAAGTTCATAAGCTGCTCTTAGTGTTGTACCAGAACCTGCACACGGATCAATAACTACATCACCAGGATCAGTAAATATTTCAATCAATCGTTTCAGAACTGCTACTGGCTTCTGAGCTGGATGAATCTTAGGTATCTCTTTCCCCTTATCTTTTTCCCACATCATATATGTACTGTTGCTATGATAAGTTCTTCCCCACTCATCCTCATCGCCACCATCAAACCAGTTAAAGATCATATGTCCTGTTCCTGGAATATTCTTGCCATTCTCGTCAATTTGAAGTCCATTTCTGAATTTAGGCAATTTATCTCTGTATAACAGAAGTGCATACTCAGCGGCTCCTACAACACGCATATTCGCTTTAAGCACCTGTGGACTATAATTCTTACAAAAGATCAGCGGAATGTAATGAACAAATCCATGCTTCTCTGCTGCTTTTATAAGAGTCTGAATTTGTTCAAATGAACAAAATACAATCATACAAGGTGAGTCACTACTGCGTCCTCTCGGAACAGGCCTAGTATCATCTTTTTTAAGCATCTTGGAACAAAAATGAAAATATTCATATAGATTAAAATTAAAATCAGAATTGAAAGCTGCTTTACCAGCTAATTTACTTTCACCTTTTTTGTTGTCTCCTCCGTTGTACCACATCGGATTTGAACCATAAAAATTGTTACCCACATTATAGGGAACATCTGCTATGATTAACTGAGCAGGTGGAATTGCGTACTTTTTATAATTTTGCATACTGTCTCTGTAAAGTTCACACTTAATTTTCTTTTGATATTCCATTCTTTATTAGGAGTAAATCCGGATTTATTCTGCGCAGAAACCTCATTTCCTCCTGTTTATTATTTTAAATTTCTTTCATATTCAAGTAACTTTTCTATAATCAAATCTTTTGGCAACAAATCTCTACAAAAATAAGCTGTTGCAAATGGACTTCCTTTTACTACATTCTCCATATGCCCCTTGTCATGATAACAAACTCTTGCATCAAAACTTAATAATTGAATACCTTGTTTGAAATATTTGTACCTTGTTTTACCTTGCAAGGAATTTAATGGTAATAAAATTGCAAATGGTTTATTAAATGAATACAATCTTTCCAACACTTTATCCTTTAATGAAAATGGTGGATTGCTTACAATAATATCCCACTCATCAGGTTCAAACTCGAAAAAGTCTTGACCTTCTTGTAGAGAACTTCTTGCTACTTTATATCCTAATTCTTTTAACCTCTGATAAAATGCTGACCATTCACAATCAAACGGGCACCAAATAATCTTGTCTTTTGGCAAATACTTAACAATATGATCTACTATGTAATAAGGTGAATAAAGTTCATTATCTTCTTTATCAGATGTTAAATATCCTATGTTTAATCCCAACTGTTCACCATTACTTAGTAGCTGCGCAGCTTTACTCACTAGTGAACATTCGTATCCTTTTACTATTTTTTCTTACTTAAAACAAAATTTTTATTGTTCCTATTTACTATTCTAATTTTATATGCTACAATATCTTATATTTCCCTATTCCTCCAGAAATGGAGGAATATATGAACATTTTATATATTATTCAACTTTTTCAGACACCTACTTGTATTGTTTTATCAATAACAATTTTGGTGTTAGTAAGTGGCTTTGTGCTCAAGAATTTACATATTAAATGTAAAAAATTTGAGATTAACACAAAGTCAAAAAAAAAGAAACATAAGAAGTAGTGTTCATTAAGAGAGTAAGGCAGTTTCTGGACTGTCTTATTTTCTTGCTTTGAAATTGGCTTTTCATTCTGTTTCTAAAAATCAAATTCTTTCATCATCTTCATAATTATCTTCACACTCTTTACTCGACCAACATCCTAATGAGCAATCCCATTCGCAATCTTGTGGAAGATATTCACCATAAATACAATCTTCACATCTAAAAGGTTCAAACATAAGCCATTTCCCCTATATTTACTAAATTACAAATGACCTTTAATATTTTCTATATTTTTGATTACTGGAATATACTTTCCAGCTCCTTTTCTTGCATCAACAACATGCGCTAGTGCCTTCGGTATATCTTCTATAAAATTCTCTGTATACCATGTATCAGAATATTGCAGGATATTCCCTATAGAATCATCACCACATCTTGCGAATGTATAGTAATCTACTTTATACATAAATCCGTTCCTTTCTCTTTTTGATGCTTTATCACTCTATTCTTCCCCAGTCCAAATATTTTTTCATCTTTCTCAATACAAATAACTTTTCTATTTTCATCAATACCAGCAATCGCACATGTCATACTTCCAGCAGAGAAGTCAAGCACTGTCTCCCCCCTCATTCGTATATGTTCTCATAAAATATCTATATAGCTCTACTGGTTTTTGGGTATTGTGGATTTTATTGGATTGATCTGCATTACTAAAGATTTGAATATCAAGAGGATATCTATCTGTGCTATTATAGGAAGTATTTCTTACTTCTCTGCCATAACAGCTATCTCCATCTGCTTCTCTGATATAATTTGTTTTTGCTACTTTCCTTTTATGTCCATGAGTCATTTGTGGATTATATGTAGGCGGTTTCTTATAGAATACTTCTATATTTTCATGTGCCCTCATTGGCATTTTCTTAGCATTCAAATGTCCTTTTGGGTGTGTTTTATGCCATATCCATTCATATTTAAACATCTTTGGATTGCTCATGATTAAAGCTGAAGTAAATGGTTGACTGCTAAATAAAAGTATTGCACCATTGTCCTTAATAACTCTGTTTATTTGACTCCACATTGGTTCAAACGGAATTATCGTATCCCACTTCGCCTGAGTCGTTCCATATGGTAAATCCGTCAAAACCATATCCACAGATTTATCAGGAATATTCTTCATCAATTCAAGACAATCACCTTGCCATAATTCGATATCCTTCATATCAGACGCCATCCTTACAGCAATATAATCTTTCAGATGCTATGTGATAATACTTTTCTTCCAATTCAATTCCTATAAATTTTCTATTTACATTCATACATGCAACACCAGTAGATCCGGATCCCATTGCATTATCTAAAACGATATCTCCTTCATTGGTATATGTTTTTATTAACCATTCCAATAATTCTACAGGTTTTTGAGTTGGATGTAATTTACCTGACGAATTGTGCACACATTTTATGTATAACATTTCATTTTCTAATTCTAACGCATCTAAAGATATCCCATCCTCATAATCAATAACATCATCCGGCATTAACCATTCATTTTGCCTATCAATATATAATTCTTTTTGTTTCCCATAATTGGTTGTCTTAGAATTAAATTTGTTACCACTTGGAACTTGATATGTTCTTGGAATTTGCTGAGGATTGTATACTGGACTCTTTTTATAAAAAACCATAATGTCCTCAAATGCACCCATTGGCATTTTTCTCGCATTTAAATTTCCTGTCTTTAAATTCTTTTTCCATACAAGATTATACTTGTACATATTTGGATTACTCATAATCATCATGGAAGTAAAGGGTTGTTTCCCAAATAATACAATTGCTCCATTATCCTTTATAATTCTTTGATATTGCTTCCATAATTGCTCAAACGGAATAATAACATCCCATTTATTTCTAGCTGTACACCCATATGGTAAATCACACAGTATCATATCAATGGATTTATCCGTAATGTTATCCATTACATTTAGACAGTCTCCATAGTATAGTTTAACATTATTACTCACTTCTTCACCCAGAAAGGTATGATCATCTCACGGCTGCAGCACCTTTATTCCTTTCCGTGTTATTTAGATTTTCTATTTCCTTCTTTTACTCGTTCAGCCAACATACTGATTAGTCTTGCTCCATATGGATACAATGAAGGCTCAAATGATATGTAATCTAATTGCATTACACCTCTACCTTGATTTTCTTCAATAATATTTGCTAATTCATTAAAGAACTTCGCTTGCTGTTCTGAGTCCATGTTCCAAAATTCTTCAGCTAATTCTCGTGGATTCATTTCAATATCTACTTCTCTTGTAATTATTTATATCACCTCCAAACTTTCGATGAAACAGATTTTTTATCTTATCCGTTAATTGAATACATCATCTATTGTTCTGGCAAAGTCATCATAGACATCATCATTATCTATTAAATAATCTAGTAAGGCATAACAATATCCTTTTGCGTAGTCCGTGCTAACAATAGACAAATTAACTTTACTTTTCATCTCTTTTACAATTTTCTTCATATAGTCAACATTGCTCTTCATGACTATCCACCTTTGAAATCTCGATTTCATGTCTGTACCATATATAGCAATTTCAAATACAGCAAACTACTATATATGGTATATTTTTATCAATTTTTCTCCTTGTCCTTATAAAACAGTCTTCTCAGCGTACAAATATCTCTCGGAATACTATCTTTATCTTCTACATCGTGCAATTTTCTAACCCAAGCATAATATTCATTTGCTGTTGGAGTAGTTAAAGCCGATGTCTTCCTGATATATCCATTCCTGATCGCTTCATGTGAAATACTTCTCATAAACTTCCAGAAATTGTAGTATGTCAGTTTCAGTTTTGTCATGTAGCCTACACTGTCCTCAATGACAAATCCTTCAATCTTGCGTCCATCATACTCATAATCTTCTTCCAAAATGTCATAGTACCAATCAAAGAACTCCTGCCATGTTGCAATCTCAAATGCCTTTTCTTTCGTTGTAATTCCAAACTGATTAGCAACATCAACCATTGTGTCATATTCATATTTAGAAAAGTTCATATCATTCTGAACAATATCAAGTAAGAATAATTCACTGTTTGGATATTCGATAATATGTGGGTCATTCTTCATGTCAACACACTCAAATACAAATGAAACATTATGCTCTTTAATATATTTCTTCATTTCCTGAATATTGTCAGCAGAAATCTTTTCATATAACATTTCTCTAAACCACTGTGCAAACTGGCTATCAAGAGTAGACTTACTTGCAATCAACAAATCATCTTCATATTCGTTGTAACTTACAATGCCCAAGAAACCATTTTCTTTAACATAAGCTGTTACAGGAAATTGCAGTTTGTATTGCAGCATATCAAACTTCGTTTCTGGTCTTTCGTTGATATTAAAGAACTTATCATATGCCCTTGCAACTACTTTTCCTTTTAGGGTATCAAGATATAACCCTCTTGATTTTGTGGTCTGTTCATCCCAAACCTTGTCATAAAATGCCTTTTCAGTAAAATTAAAGGAAGAGATATTGCCAAATTTCTTTTCCTGAATATATCTATTAGCCCTTAAAGAGATAATCGTGTCTGTAACTGAACTACTTGTAACAGTCTGTTCACTCTGCATTTCCGGTGTCTTGAATACTTCATTTTGAATTTCGATTGTGTGAATACCATTTTTATCAACCTGTACACATCTTAATTCTCCACCAAATTCCACACGACCTTCCAAATTGAATACCCTGTCATTTACCTTTGTATCTAATCTCTTTGTATTTCTGTGTCCATGAATCTGATAAACATTGTCTGGTGTAGTGTTGACAAATGTTTCTGCGATTTTCTCAAAATCATTGTAACCACCAACACCTCTAATCATCTGATCCGTTGCTACAAATGACAAATTCTTTGGAAGCGTACTAAGTCCAGCATGAGTAACCAAATAAACATTATCGCCATATTTATAATAAGCACACTGACCAAATCTTCTATAAAGCTGCCTTATATCCTTCTTATCAATTCTCGCTTCTTCCAGAGCTGGTTTTGTAATTAATTCAAATTCTTTTGATTTACCTGTACATCCATTTGCATATAGCCACAACCATCTCTCATGATTCCCCTCCAACATAAGAACATTTTTCTTATCCTTAATGGAAATGAGAAATTTTACAACATCGGCATTTTCAAGTCCTCTATCAATATAATCACCTGTAAAAATATAAAACTCATCATCTTTCATACTACCATTATCTGATAAGTACTTCTGCAAAACTGTATTACATCCATGAATATCTCCAATATGATGAATCTTTTTGTATTCAGACAGATCGATCATTCTCATCCAGATAGTATCTAATTCATCAGGTTTGATAACTTTGATACCTGATGGTATTTTCTGAGTTGCAAATCTTGAATACATCTTATCAATCACTTCTTCAGGGACTCTCTTTAATACTTCTCTATTTGCATTCCTTCTCTTAACTTCATCAATAGAAATATCCGTAAAATCAACACAATAAATCCTGTATCTATATGTATTGCACATTTCCTTATATCTGTTCATTTCAGAAGTCTTAGAATTTGTAGCGTCAATTACAGTAAATTCACCCTTCTGCATTCTGACTTCTAACAAATTAAATAAAGTCTTCCATGTGACATTATCGTTTACCTGGCTGATGCCTTCAGCGCCATCTACTTGCATAATAGGACTCTGACACAGAAGCCTTATATCATCAGCCGACAATGTATATGGTTTTAATCCATTTTTCTCAATCCATGTAGATTTCCCACATCCGGCAGATCCTCTTAATAAAAGTAAAATTCTCATTCCTCGCTTACCGTCATAAGCTGTGCGCACTTTTCACCTATAGGAACTTCTGATTTTATCCTTTCTTTATTAATTATTCTGTTTTATTACCTTTTCTTTCATTACATCTAACACACATTGTTTGATAATTTTCTAATTCATCTTTCCCACCTTTTGATTTTGGAATTATGTGATCTTTTGTAATTAAGACTTCTTTTCCGCTATTATCAATACCATACAAATTCAAATGGTACGATTTATCTTTTATTTTCTTCTCTTTTGCAAAATATTTTCCCTCAATTCCACAACAGACACATTTTGTACCTTTTGTAAAAAATAACTGATACCTTTGGCTATTACCCTTTATGATGTCACCATCTAATTTTACTTTTGCATCTTTTTTAAGTTTCTCAAATAAAACATCTTTTACTGTTTCTCTTACATCTTCAATATAATGAACAGATTTTCTCTCCAATGTGGATTTAGTCAATCTAATATCTGTGCTACTGATAAAACATTCGCCAGATAAAATTTCTATCAAATCAGAAAGAGTTTTGGCATCTTTATTGATACTAACTTCATGCGAGTTCCAATTTATATTGAATATTTCTGTATCATATGAAGGAGATACCGGATTATTATTTTTAGGAAATTGAGTTTTAAGAAAATCTTCTATGGTTAAATATTTATCCATAAAGACTTTGTTTTGTCCTTTGACTCTATAATTAAATTTCAGACCTTTATATCTTTTCGCTTTACTCATAATCAGTATCTCCTTCCAAATTTAACTCACCTGTTTCAATATTTCTCTATAAAATTCTTTATCATTATCATGCTGCGTACAATCAGTAACACATTCCAATTTTATTTCTTTTGTGATTACATATGGTAAGAAATAATCCAGTTTCTTTTTTGTTCTATCTTCTAAGTTCAAATAACACTTATTGAAATAATCATTACAATTATTCTTTCTCTCTTGATTTTTACTTCTATTTACATTTGTGATATATTCCTGATCCAGCCACCTGCGATTCAGAACATATTTCACAAATTCTAATCCCTGATATACTGCTCTAGGAACCGGCTTTCTCGCCCCGAAATCATACACAACACACTTATGTCCAAGTGCTAAATTCATCAAAAAATCATAGTCCAAATCCTGAATGAGTCTGTTCCATAATTTCTGTTCACAGATTGTTGACTGAATACGAATAAATCTGTAATCCTCATTCCAAAATTTCAACATTGGAATGGCTTCAACGCCATTTGTAAGATTTATGTAATTATGTGTTATTTGAATCACCTACCCTCTATCTACATTCTTCAAATACAATAATCTTAAACACAGGTTTAAAATGTGGATTTTTTGTAATCACTCCCAGTTCTTGAAGTTTTACCAATTCTGCTTTCACCTTACCAGAACATTTTTCAATATCAGACACATCAAACATTTCTGTATCAAAACTATACTCATTACCAGAAGCCAAAACATATCCAAAATATAAATGTAAACCACTCATCGGATCATCGAAAAATTGAATCTTGCCTTTGCACTGGTTGCAAATATAATCTTCTCCATCATCCGACCACTTCCAATCTTTAAATTTATCTGTTTCGTTGCCAGTCAAATCATAACCAGCTATAACGTAATAATGACTTTCCATGCTCATAACTTCTTTTTCTCCTCCTATGAAATGCAAGTTTAAATGACTTCTGTGCATGAAATATGAACGTCAAAAGTTACTTCAAAATCTCCTTCTCCCCATTCGCCATTCAAAATCTCTATTAAGAAACATTTATTGCATCTAGCATATCCATCAGATGTTATATATCCATTACAGCAATTATCATCACTACAGTTTTTTCTTGAATGTTCTAAAAGAGGCAATATAATATCTTTATTATCTCTTAAATATTGAATATGCTTTGCTACATTTCTCTTTTTCTCAGCTAATTCCTTTTGCCTAATTTCTTCCTTTTCTTTCTTAACCTTAGTTATTTTTTCGTATAATTCCACTTCTACAGCTTCTAATTCCTCTTTTCTAGTCACCTTACCTACCTCCACACAGAATGAATTTCTAAATCTACAATTCAATAGATTTCAACTTATAATAAGCCCTCGGATTTACATACATGCTTCCATTCATCATAATCACCTTTTCATCTTCAATGGAATTATATGTTGTGTATCCATATCTTTTAGCCCACTTCTTATTTATTCTCTTTTTCTTATGTGTCCTATTTTGCTTTTTACTATCAGGAACAACTATTATTGGAATCCCCGTATATTTTGCAAATATTCCATTATTCACTTAAACACCTCATCAAATTTTCATAATGCCTATTTATACATTCTCTAAATTCTTTACCACATCTCCTATAACTCTTCTTCGATTTTATTTTGATATTAGCACCATAATATCCAAATGCCTGTCCCTTATGTATATAGCTTTTCTCTTTTTCGCTATCAAAGCAATAACAGAATAACAGATATACGGATTATACATATATGATGGTTCAATACCAAATAAAATCCTAAAACTGTTATCTTCTAACTCTATTTTGAAATCGAAACCTCCAATATCATGAATAGTTTCATCATTTAATGAATTTAGTGCATCTTCAAAAAATAGTTTTACAGTCTCATTAAACCTTTTATTATCTGTGTATTCGTTGTCAAAAATTACTGGTGATGGATTACCAAGTCCAGTACAAATATTTCCTATTAATCTTCTACGCATTTATTCACATCCTACTCCTTAATCAAAATCGCCATCCAGTATTCACAATCATATACATTACCACCAACTTCACCAGCATAACCGCAATTTGTTGAAGAGATTTTATATCCTTGCGAAAGATATTTTTCTACTTTCTCTTTAAATGCTTTGCTATCATTTTCACTAACTGTTTCTACATTTGATTTTTGAATTTTCTCACAATATTTCTCTGCTTTCCAAAGATTGTCAGAGCCAGGATAATCGTTCATGGCATATTCGCATTTTGTTCTATCTTTACAAAACCTACATTCTTTCAACTTCATTACCCTCCGATAAATCGCAGATTTCAAAGCTATACTTCTTCTTCACAAACAAACATTTCATCAAATACCTTTAGAACACCTATAAAATCTTCAAGCATTGGCATATACTTTACATTGATATACTGATCATCTTTTGCCGTATCAAGTGACACAAACGGAGCAAAAGACGCTTCTCCTTGATCAAGACATAATACTCCAAGAGAAATACCATCTTTATTCAACTGAAAATGATAGTGATCTTTACTATTCATAATCTTGATAGTGGCTTCACATCCAGTTTTCTTTTTTAATGTCTCTGCAAATACCTTATAATTTTTTACTTTCATGATTTCCATATCGTTTTTCTCCTTTTCTTTTTCTACTTGAAACGTGGGTTTTAATACTTCTTTTTTCTAACAAGATACAATCCTGAATACCCACCCAATCCTCCTGTTCCTTGTGCTGTTAAAGCACATGCAATACCATCTGAATCATATACTCGATACCCTTGTTTATAGTTTCTTGATAAATATTTGCCATTATCCAACCACTTTTTACTTTCTATACCGCCAACGAATATCAACTCATTGGCGGTTTCTGAAAATTTTCTACAACCAAACTATCTTTCCATACCGTTGTAATTGCATTAGATAACTCGTCATCCCTTACTTCTATCTGTTGTTCAGTTTTACCATCAGAATTATATCTGCCACGCATAGCGGCTCCAACAGCATACAGATAACTATATCCTCCAGCGTTACCTAATGGTTGTGCTGTTAAACACATTGCTATTGCATTAGAATCATATACACGATTACCTTGGCGATATTGTTTACCAAAATTAATTTCTCCAATACCACCCAATAAAACTGGTTTATATTCACCACAAGCAGAATTTACTCCACTTGTGGTTTGGTAAAATTTCCTGTATTGATGCTTTCATACAATCTGTCCAAACTAGCCTCAAATGCACCAATACCTGAGAAGAAACTGCTCAGTTTCAAATCATCAAACAGATATGGCATTGCCTTATATAACTCAACTAATATGTAATATAAAATATCTACTACTATTGAATTCCCTGATTGTTTATAAAGCTGGCTGTTACTAACAACTTTGCTTGCAGCGTCATATGCTGAATCAGAAAATCCCATAAGCCTGAAAGTTTTTTTTGGCGTTAGTTTGCGGATTCTAATACCTGTTAAAATTTTATTTCCTTCACCTTTATTTGTTGTTAAAGTTGGTGCTAGTCCATCTTCTGAAAATACATTACCATTCATACCTTTACCAGATGGATTTACATTACCAACCTGAACAATCTTAGGTTCATGGCTACCTTTGCCACAAGTATTTAATGTCGGTGAACAACCATCAGGATCATAAATTCTCCCCACTTGTGGATTCTTCCAATTCCCATTACAATCAGAAATATTACCTACTTGTTTAACAACATTTTCATTTACTAATCTGGAATCTTTGTAATCTCTTGAAGTTAGAGTTGGACAGTAATCATTATATTCCCTTGATTTACCTTCTCTTTTTACCTGACACGGATCATATAGTAAAGAAGTATTAGTATTTAGATTTGTTAAAAATCTCTGCACTTTATCATCAGAAATATAATACTTTTCGTCTACCTCATCTTCCAAAATATCTTTCAAACGGATTCCATTATCAAAACCTTCAGGAAATGTAAATCTGCCATTATCCAAATCTTTACGAATTGATATAATAAATACTCTTTCACGATTTTGAGGGATCCCAAAGTCTTTCGCATTCAAAACTTTCCAATATGAGTTATATCCTGCTTCATCTAAGTCCGATAAAACTGTTTCAAATTCTTTTTTAAATCGCTTACTTGTTAAATTCTTTACATTTTCAATAATTGATAATGCTGGTTTCTTATGTCTAAGAATACGAATTCCTTCATAATACATGCCACTTCTTGTTTTGTTACCATCTTCGTCTAAAAATCCTTTTTGCTTTCCGGCTACGGAAATATCGGTACATGGAAATCCCCATGTCATCATATTAAAATCTTCTAATTTTGTTTCATTAACCTTAGTAATATCACCAAGGTTTAAACTCTCGTCTACACCATGAATTGCACAGTAGCTTTTAATTGCGTACTTATCAAATTCACAGAAATTTACCAGTTCCCAATTTCTTAATTCTTTTTCTCTTCTCAATTACATTTTGGAGTAAAGACAATCTTTAATGCTGGCCAGCAAACCTCTTACTCCTTTCGTTTTAATAATTCTCTATATAATTATTGCCTTTTATACATATCAAAGTCTTCACACATATCACACTTCATAGAAGACCATTTGTTTTTACAAGATTTACATTCATCAAATAATTCTTTTTCGTGTAAATACTGCTCGCAAATATCAACTATATGTTCAACCAATTGTTTTGGATATGTACTTCTTTCTTTTGCATTTTTCATCCCTTGAGTTCCTGTTGCCATACCGCGTTTAGCAACTGCGTGGTCAGGAGAACCATTTTTACACTCAGGTAAAAACTTAGGGTTCGGATGATTTGTAAATAAATCTGTTGGCTTGGCTCTTCTTTGTTCTGGTGGAAACTCTGTCATATATTTACAATACCAAATCGTATATCTTGGTATCCCCTGAATAAAATCCATTTTTCTAAAAGCAGATCTTGGATTTTCCCAAAAATAAATTAAATTGGGGTTAATCTCTAATAATTCCTCAACTATTTTTCTGCAGTGCCAATTCATTTCATCACAGAATCTCGCAAAATTGCTTACACCATCTAAATTCCCAGATTCTTCATTTTTTCTTCTATGGTGTGAGATGGCTGCTATACTATAACTTTGACATGGAGTTCCTAACCAAATAACATCTGGTACACCAAATCTTTCAATAATATCCTTTGTAGTAATCTTGCTACAATCCATATGCCAATCAACATCAAATTGTTTATCAATATCAATCGTATATGTTTCATGTCCTCTTGCTTTGAATCCGTTTGATAAGCAACAAGTTCCTGCGAATAATTCTAATACTTTAATTTTTGTTCACCATTACTTAGTAGCTGCGCAGCTTTCTTCACTAGTGAACATTCGTATCCTTTCTTTATTTTGTATCTTGTATATTATTTAATTTAATATCTAACTAATGCCACATATAGTTTGTTTCAATACATCAATAATATGAAATTGTTGAATTTTCCTCATAGCTATACAATTCAAATATGATTTCCAATCAAATGTTGACAGCACATTAATAATTTCTTCTCTTTTCTCTACATTATTTACTTTAATTTTATATTCAGCAGAATAATGTTCTTCATCTTTTAAAATTTTACCAGCTGTTCCATCTCCCCAATAACACATTCTGATATCAAAATCCTTATTGTCATACCCTTTGCTATCTTGTCTATAAATTGAAATATCTTTCAATTTTGATACTGTTTTTTTGTTTGGCTCACCATTTTCGGGTCTTTTATAAATATTAAAACAACAATGCAAATCCCTATCTGTATAATGATGAACGCCTAAATCTTCACTATAAATCAAATCAAATTTATACATTGAACGAGTATTATTTAATTGAGATATTGGAAGAATAAATGCTATATAATCTGCAATTTCAATAGACTTCTTATAAAACTTTTGTGCCATATTCATACATCTTCCATATGGAGGATTGCCGATAACCAATCGTCCACAGAGATATGTAATATCTTGTTTCAAATAATCATCTTTTATTATATTTTTAAAGTTACATTGTGGTTCTATATCATATCCAAAATGCGGGATTTTTATTGGGTGATGATAAAATGCTCCATCTCCGCAACTTGGCTCAATAATTTCAGATATATTTTGCTCTCCTATTATATCAAGCACCTTATCCCAACAATAATTTGCCAGTCCAATAGGCGTATAATATTTATCATTTTCAATTTTTGCCATTAATTATCTACTTGGAGTAAATCATGATTTATCCTGCGCAGAAACCTCTTTGCTCCTTTCGCTTATGTTTAAATTTGGAATACCAACTTGAATCAGTCGCTCAGAATTGCTATAATCAGAATAACAATCTGGATCATTCCATTTTGTTTACGTATGGCTCGTTGTCAATTCGGTCGCCAAACTTGTATTGACAACGAGTTTTTATTTGAAATGTTTCTTTCATTGCAGATTAGAATCTACTTCCACGAAGTCTATCAAAGACATAACTCAATTCATCTCTAACATTCTGCATAGACTTATTTGTTATAGATAATTCTTCGCATAACTGAGATACTTTTGCGTCAGAAATCATTTTAGAAAATGTCTTTAATTCATCCAAATGTGGCACTGCTAAGCTTGAAAGACTATCTACCATATTCTTCACGTCTGGCATTGATCTATAAGCATCAAGCAAGTCTTTGAGATGTTTATTCTCTGACTTCTGAATTTCTATCTGTGCTTTCATCTTTTTATTCTCTGTTTCAACCTCAATCTGTGTAGTATCGGTTGACATCTTAAACTTCAAATCTACAATTTCTTTCTTCAAAGATTCATTTTCTGCTTTGATTCTTTCTGTATTAACATTTCTCGCTTCTCTTAGTTGATCTTCTAAGATAGAATTTTTCTCATTTATTTGATCTAATTTAAACCGCAAAATTTCTGATTCAATCTTTAACTTTTCATTTTCTAATTGTAATTCATAATTGCTTTTCTGAATTTCTTCTTTCTTCGCTCCAAACATATGTATTTTCTACCTTTCTTAATTAAGTTCCACAACTTGAAACCTTCGATTTATTGTCGTTTAATACGCTTCCATTTCGGCTTCATATTCTTCTCCGAAATCAACTAAAATAATATTCTGACATTTATCTCTGTTGTTTTCGAACCACTCTCTGCGCTTTTCATCAAATAAATCAGATGAACTCCAACCGATTTTGGAGCATTCACCCATAATCATAAAAGTGTATTCACCATTTATTAAGCTTTCCATTATAGGTGTAATCATTTTAGTATTAACATCGTACTCAGAAAACTCATTATCTTCTAATACAACCTTTTGGAAAAAATCAACCGCATCCTGTCTAATTTCTTCAATTTCTTCTTTTCTATAATGATGAACAATAATAACTCTATTTCTAATAGTTCCCATATTATTTATCCTCACTTTCTTCCCTTAAAACGGAAATTTCAATGCCATTCTACTCTTTATCTTCTATTTCCCACACACCATCTTCTACACTAATTACATTAAAATTATCACTAATATAATTTGCCGATACATCATCTTCCAATATACATTTATATGTATACCTTCCTGTTTCTATATAAAACCAAGGAAACCGAATTATAGCAAATATAACTAAAGAAAGTCCAAAAATGTAAAATATCAAAAATATTTTGCTACATTTATCTTTCCAACAAATACTATATTGTGATTTGGTTTTGATATAAAATATGATTGTAGCAATCATTGCAGTACCTATCCCAATTCCTACAAGAATTCTAGATAACATTGTATAATCTTTTATTGGTGTCTGTTCCAATACATTAATTCCTTTTATAATATTCTCCACTTTAAACATACATTTTTTCTCCTTAAAATCAATTTTTTATTGGCACAATTTAGTCCCATAACAATACATTATCAACTGCATTTTCTCTTTCAAACTCATTTATATCCCAAGGTTTCATAACTCTTACAGTAAAATCATCATCAATAATCTGCTCTGGTAGTTCACCATTTTCATGAAGATTATGTGATTTTTCCAACCACTTCTCACATTCAGGACATAACGTTTTATTTTCTTCAAAATCCCAAGGTCGAATTTTAATTGGCGCACCACAGCAATCGCACATATTCTTTTGTTCGCTTTCATAATCCAGAATATATCTCTTATGGTCACGATCAAAAGTTGTGCCTGTTAATACAACTTCATCAAAGGGAGATGTTAAATCATCCTGCGCTGATCTTTGCCTTATTAAATTTGATAAAATATTCCAATCTCTATCATTTTGAAAATCTCTATTTGCAGTTAAATCTTGTATCATATTTACTTCTTTCTACTGAATACAGTCTTTACTTTTGAAAACAAACTACTCTTAGGCACAAAATCTACATCTGCTTTTCTGATAATCTTTGAAATACTATCCTTTTCTACTTCGTAGTGAGAATCAATGTACTTTCTTAATTCTTCTACATCTTTTGGGGTAGTAATCGTTCTCACAATATTTCTACCTAATTTTTCAGTTTCATTTACCATTTTGTCGAGTGTCAAATCACAAAATTCGTCAATCCAATCGCCAAGATAATAAAATCTGTCAATGCACACTTTCTTTTCTTTATTTTGAAAAGTTCCAAAAAGAATAGGATCTTTTTGCTTTCTCTCTGCTTCAATTTTTCGTTCTTCTTTACCAGTATAATCAGTATATACAATATACATTTGGTCAAATAATTCCTTAGTCTTGTCAATTACTTCTACAATCTCATCAGGAATTTCTCTTTCATATCGCTCTAATTCAATAATTTTAATTGGCTTTTCATTTCTATTTCTGCCATTAGCAACGCTATCTATATAGAAATCAATATCATCCTTGTAAATAAAAGTTGTGATTCCCATATCTACAAGTTTTTTCTCTTTCTCGATAGACTCCATACAGAATAAAATTTTTCTCAGTCCACGAATTTGACCAGTAATTTTATACTTATTTGCAAGTTCCAAACAGTTATCATAAATCTTCTTTAAATTCTCAGAAGTCACAGCGTTTTTCTTTTCCTTCATAGAATCAAAATATTGTTGTGGAGTCATCATTGTATTTGGATCGTCTTCTTTTAACTTATCCATATATTTATCCATAATATTATCCTTTCTCTTAAATAGTCATGAAATGAATTTTTCAAAGACTGCATTCCACGATATCTTGTAACTCTTTTGGACACTTACTAATATGTTCTTTTGTTATTTCTTGATATTGTTTGCTCCAAACTTCATATTCATCATTATGGTTAATTCTATTTTTTGACTCCATATAATCAAGTATCCATAAATGACTTCTATTCTTCCATTTTTTTATAAAACTTCCATATCGTGTTGCTTTGTTTAATTCATGAATTAAACCTTCTCTAATATCTAATTCATTTTCTATTTTGTTTTCATCATACCAACAGCCTGTATGGATTAAGCAAAAAACTTCGCTCTTATTTACATCTTCTTTCATTTCTAATTCATAATAGCACTTACCACCATTTACGGATGTTCCATTGTTATAACTTTCTGCATATACAACAATACCATCTTTTCTATAATAAATTACTGCTCTCTCATTATTTATACTTCCCCATTGATCATCAACAAACCACCACTCTGTTCCTAATTCAAATTCATTTTTCTGTAAAATATCAATAAGATAATCCCATGACATTGAAAAATATGTATCCTTACTATTTTTTAATATATCTGCTTTTTTATTTGCATGTTGCATATTCATCAATAATGCCAACATATTATCACTTTCAGAAAAATTACTCCAATGCTCTTTTCCAGTAATTTTTTCTGCCTCCGCGATCGGATCATACATTAATATCTTATCAATTTTATCCATACTATCCTCCAATTAAAATGTTAGATTCATTGGGTATCAAATTACATCTTCTGTGTAATCTGATACATCAATTAACCAATTCCCTTCATCATCTTTAACATTAAGTAATATTAGCCATGAAACAATTCGATGATATAGAACTTCATAAAATTCTGTACAACCATCCGCATTTAACCATCGTTTTTCCTGAAATGCTTCATCAACAATTACATTCTGCCAAAAACTCCTAATTCTATCTGGTGTAAGAAACACTTCTACACATCTGTTAAACCATAAATGAAGCATAAACTTATATGATAAAACAGGAAGTTTTTCTTTTGGAATACAATAATATTTTCTATAATATGCGTCTAAAGCATCTTCTAATGTTTTATATTTATCCTGATCATAAAGACCTTTACATATCATAAGAATATCGTTTTCTGTAGTTTTCACTGTAACTCTCCTCAAATATTCATTAATGCAATTACATCTGCTACTGAAATATGTTTTTCTTTTGCTTTGCTAATAATTTTATCATGATCAGGATCAAATCCAGATTTATCATCACATCCACATTCGCATCCATCGTATTCATCATAACATGTACAGAAATAACACTTATCAAACTCATTCATATTACACCTCTCCTACATTCACAAACCGTTCAATATATTGTCTGCCTTTACCTTTGAAAATCGGAATATCCTTATCAATAATCCAATGTTGTCTTTCGATATTTACTATCGAAGATTTTTTATTTTCTCCAAACGACATTTCTTCCATAGTATCTATTTTATCCGTTTTTATTTCTGTTCTTATCACACAGCTCCCACGTTTGTGATATGTAAGAAAGTCATTCCAATTGATTCCTTTCTGAGTCATAAGCATATCCTGAATATCATTGCAAGATTTATTCTGTAATTCTTTATGACTGAAATTTGCTTGTCCTACCATCTGAATACTGTTCCTGGAAGCATCAAGTTGCCGCCAGTAGAAGTAATTTGTCGCTTCTTCTCGTGGAATATTAAAGACTCTGGCATCAAACATGGCTCCTGAATAAGCAACCTCAAAATATCTATCCATTGTTTTTGTATTATCAACCTTCAAATCAGACACAGTTTCACTGAATATCCGATTAAAAGCCATAGTCGCCATACTTGCAGAAATACTACACATTTTCTGTATTTCATAATCAAACCATGCCGACGTTTCAAATCTCTGATAATCAATTAGTAACAAAGAAATTTCATCTGACTGTGTATAGGCTAATGAGCAACCTTGTATATTCTCGCAAAGATATTTCGCTGTTTCCTGCATTGTCATAATAAGAACATCATCAAAAGGTCTTTTGAATCCTCTGGTGAATGTGTGGAATGCCTTGCCGTCAAAGACGAAGGATGACTGGCATACGATTCATCAATACACTTTTATGTACTGCTTCATATTTTTTCATTCGTTTTGCAATATTACTATTGTCCATCCTGTATAACTCCTTTCTTTTCTAAAATAAATTTACTTGTCTTAAATGATGTAATACGGTTTGAGAACAGCAATTATATTTTTTGGCTATATCATAGTATTTCATTCCAGAAATAAACATATCTTCCCATTCCTTATAAAATTGCTTGTATCCCTCAAATCTCTTATATATTCCAACTTTTCTTAAATATTTTAGAACTGTTGTATTATCTGCTCCATATAATCTAGCAATATGCGTGTAACCCATTCCATTTAAATACAACTTTTCCCATTCTTCATAATAATCTTCATAAGATGGATAAAATTTCTCTTTATAATCCCATTTATATTTATAATCAGGAAATGGACATTCTCCAATAAATTCAAAGAACTGTTCCATTTTCTTTTTAGGAATGTAAATTGCATATTGATATTTGTTAGTTGATTTATTTTTGCCAGCCTTACATAATCTTGCACCAAAATCAGATAATTGAGGAAGTAAAATTCTTTCTTGCTCGTTTTTATCAAAACAATTAGTGGCAATTTTTATACATTGACTATTATTTTTAGAAGAGTTGCATATGCTACCATCTCCTATATACCAAATTAAACATATTAAGGGATTTAAAATTAAATCTTCTGGAATATGCTTAATTCCATTTTTATACCACCTATAATATTCAGCAGTAAATCCTTGATCTGTAATCGTTCTAAACGTATACCGTAAATACTGCTTCTTTGTTCTTTTATCAATGTATTCATATTTTTTTATTCCCTCTTTATATGAATATTCCATAAAGTCCTTACATACAAACTCAACATGTTGCTTTGATTTTGAAACATATGTAAACTGTGCATTTATACCGTTCTTACACTTTATCAGACTACCATCACCTAATAATGCACCACATAACTTATTTCTTTGATATTCTGATAATTCCACTCTATTTGAAACACACCAAGCTCCTTGTTTATGAGCTTTTATCCCATAATCTTTTAAGTTTCTTACAACAGTGTCAATAGAACAATTAAAGTATTTTGCAGTTTTAGCTTGTGATAATTTCTCCACTACATATTTTTGGTGCAGCTCATTTTTGTCCAAAATAATTCTTTTACTCAATTCTTAAAATATTCCTTCTCATTAATTTTGTCTTAGGAATTTCTTCATAAAATATTTTCATCCGATTCCCTAAATCATCTCTTTTCATCTTTTTATCACTAATGACTATTTCTCCTACAGTTCATCAACCTTTTTGTGCATCAAATCCAACAGTTTCTTTTTCTGTTCCTGTAACTCCTTAATTGCAAGTGCAGTAACCTCAACACTTAATCCACAATTCGATATATAATTCTGCTTCTTGGTAATTTCAAATACTGCACTTTCCAACTCAGCTAATGACATTGGTAGAGTTTTCTTACACTCCTTATCACCAAAAATAATACATCTACCATAATTCATAATATTTTTCTCCTTTTCTCTTCAATTTTCCCTTTGAAATGCGGCTTTTAATACGATATAGTTACCTTCGTATCATAGCCACTCAATTCTTTAATCTGTTCACAAATCTTACTATTATAATCCTTTAGAAAATTAATAATCACCTCCAACATTGCAGGATCAAGTATGTTTTCTTTTTCTACAATCTGATTCATTTCACCAAAATGCTTTGTTACAAATGAACATCCTACACTATTACTAATATTATGTAATAATCCTTCAATATTCTTGCTCTTTGTAGACAATAAAGATACCTGTTTAATACGTCTTTTCTCTTCATCTTTTGCATTAACGTACTGCTGAAATTTAATAATATCTGCCATTAATTCTTCCTCCTTTAAGCACATGTTTTAAGATATTTCTCAAAATCATTTTTCATATGTAAGAAATTCTTTTTCTGGTCAATAAAATACGTATTGTTACGCCTTGCGTATTCGGTCATCCATTCATCTAAATCCTTATCTTCTTTGTATGAATAAACCATCATTGCTAACAACGAAAACCTATTTTCCTCATTCCGTAATTTAGAATCAATCTTAACTGTATTATCTAATAATTCATTCAATGACTCATTATAAAAATCCATATCCGTCTGAATAGCTTCTACATTTATACCAAGATTTTGAGATATAAATGATTCTATATTACTTTGTGAAGAATTGTCGTTGTCTATATGCAAAAATTCCAACATCATGTTCTCAAGCATATATAACTTATCAGTTATAACCTGCTTATCCTTTGTGCTTGCGTCCTTGTCAATTTCATCAAATAACAATTTCTTATCATTTCTTTTGATTGAACGTAATTTGTATTGAAACTCTCTTAAAAATTCAGCAAACTTCTCGTCATCTAATCCAAGTCGTGCAAATTTATCAAACAGTGTAAGGAATATAAAAGAATCCTTTTTATTAAATATGTTCTTAATATCTTTGGTTATGATCTTTTCGAGTCTATGTAAATTATCTGTAAATATATCGAATTCTTCCTCAGTCGCATGATCATTAAGATATTTACAAGCAGGTTTTGGCTGCGTTTTCCAATTATCGAAATGATTCATACACATCATAGCTTCCACTACAATTCTCTCAACAACACCCTTTGTCTTATCCTTTTCAGAATAATTGTTACACTCAATAAAAAATCTGCTATTCAGAATATCACGGATACGGCTTGCATATTTATCAATATATGTAAATGCTTTTTGTTCAGTATTCATAGCTACATGATTGTTGTATCTCTTGATATATCTTGAAATTATGAAACTATCACAAGATTCATGAATAACTGTTTCAATCTGGTACTCATCAAACTTTTCCTTTAATTCGTCTGGAAGTTTTTCAAAAGTCTTGTTTTTTATATCGAATACAGCATCTTCATATATAATTTTCCCATCTTCACCTACCACCTTTTTCTTGTAATGTATTATAGAATTTTCTATGGAAGCTGTGATCTTATGATTTCCATATCTATATTTTATTAATGCTGCTGTTCTTTGACCACCATCCACAATATGTAATCTTGAATTAGATTCTTCTCCAAGAATAATGGGAGGAATATAATCATCCGTAAGAACAGTAACAATTAATTCATTAATCTGCTCATTATTCCACACAAAGTTTCTCTGAACATCTGCATTATTATCAATGTCTCCCTTCCGGTTCTTCTTCAGATACATGTCCAAAGTATAGGTTTGTTTTCTAGGTCTTGCCATTTTAAATTCCTCCCATTATTCTCTTTGATATCAATTAAAACAACACTGAAACATTTCTATATGAATGAATAGCAGCATAACAATCTGCATATTCCTTTTCACTTATATGTAACTCTTCTCTAATTTCATTTGGAAGATATCCCGCTATATTAAGCCTTAATACCTCTTTCTGAAGATTTGAAAGTCTGTTCAAATACAAAAGCATTTTCTTACTATATCCTTCTTCATTTTTATCAAAAACTTCTTTTTCAATAGTGGTTTCATCTGCTATCATATCTTCAATAGTAGAACTTTCATCTTCTCCAATTGGTGAATATATACTTACATCAGGTATAATTACAATCTTCTCAATTACTTCTCCTTTTTCATTTTTTTCTTTAACTTTTACTTTAGTACACCTCTTATCTCTTTTTCTACTTGTCATTTCTGTACAAAATTTCTTATATAAACAAGAATATAAAAAACCATCAAATGATTGTGATTTGTCATAATCCCTAACCGTATACATAAAAATCTCATTTGCCAAAGAATAAAAGTCATTCTTGTCAACATCAACAAAATGAAGTTTAAGTAAAATTTTGTCCACCACATTATTTAATTTCTTTGCATTATTCTGATAATATGAAACTACTATTGGCTCCATATATTCAGGTATGATTATCTGATCCATAATGATACACCTCTCTATGATTTTATGTATTATTTATTTCTACATCTATTTGATGCCTTATTCATACATTCCTGAAAATTTGGTTCTTTTGTATAAACCTTATCATGACACCTTTTACATTCGTGAAACCTTCTTGCTAAAGATTTACCATCTCTTCTTTGCTCATATGTAGTTCCAGTTGCCATTACAGTCATACATCTTTTACACAACATTTTCTGTTTCCTCCTCTTCGACTACTCGATATGTAAATTTTCTTTTTGCTAGTCCTCTAACAACTTTATCAATGGTACTTCTATCAAGATTTCTAAAATCCATTTTCAATACATTTGAAATAATTAGTAACTCATCTTTTATTTCTCTTCTCTTTCTTCTATTCTTTCTCCACTTATTTCTCTCTTCCCAAGCACCGTACATATCTATTTTTTCTTCGAGTTCAACTTTATGTACCATATTACTAAATTCTTTATCTGCATCAGATAATAATCTGATTAATTCTTCTTTTCTCTTTTGTGCTTCTTTCAATATATCATCACATATTCCAAATTTATTTACCCATTGTGCAATCTGATCTGGAATTATATAATTGTCATTTTGTATCACTTTTTTATCAGCAGATAAACTTAATTTATTTTGTCCGATATCCAGAATAGGTTCTACCTTAAAATTCAATCTTTGTAATGTTTTTGGTAAGCATTTAAGAATATTCTTTGCTTTTGACTGTTCAAATAATGTCTTCTCATGTTCTGTACATGTAACCGCAGCACCATTTTCGTTTAATCTTATGTACACATTCTTATAATTTTTGATAACATAATCCATTTTTCTTCATCCTTTCTTATAAATTCTTAAAAATGGGTATAAAAAATACAGTGTATTTAAACACTGATTTAATGAATTATATAGGACTCGAACCTATAACTGACCAGTTATGAGCCGGTTGCTCTAACCAACTGAGCTAATAATCCTAATTGAGCAAACTCAAATGCAAAAGTCAAAGTCTTTCACCTTATTACTTTACAATAGTTCAATACTTACTATATTTGGTTTTTATTCTATTGAATATTTTGCAGAACCGCTTGAATTTACTTGACTACTAAAAATAAATTATGTAAAATAATTTTAGCGTTCTGCGCTTCAAATTCTTATCAGCCTTTTGGCGTTTGAATTTGTATGTATGTAGAAGACCTGTCCGATGGTGTGCCAGCACCGTTTGAGGATGGGTCTTTTATTGCTTGTGAACAATTATAAGTATAGAACATATGTTTGCCATTGTCAATACCTTATTCAGAACAAATGTTCGTTATTTTATTCCAACTGTGGAAATAAAATGTTATGAATGGCATCATTTTCTTCTACCACGCCATAAAGCGATAACGTTCCAAAGAATATATTATCTTGATAACATATATTATTAGCCTTCCTAATTAATTCTTCTCCATTTTTCTTTTTTATCTTTTTGGGAATATCATGAACATATGTCCTTTTATTAATAACAGATAAAATAACCATGTCATCTTCATCCATATGCTTCATTAATTCAAATGCATCTTTAACAGAACAAACAATTACTCCCATTATGCTAACACCTCTTCCCAATTAATTATTTCTCCAAAGAAAAATGTATTGAAACAAACTTTATTAACGTTATTTCTTTGTTTTTTATCAGTTACATTTCCTAACTTCTTTATCACTTCTGCCTTACAAATTGTTTGTGGCTGTTCTCCAAGAATCATTGAATACATAGACAACCCTGTTTCTGATTCGGCTTGTAAACATCCATGTACTGGAAGATGTTGTTTTTTTATAATATGAGTCAAAGGCATGACAGTAATGATACTTGCATTGGTCGTACCTTTTCTAAGATCGTTGTATTCTCCACCATCTTCATATTCTTCTGTTTCAAAGTTATATGTTCCAGTTTCTGTCAGTATATCCCCATGCTTTAACTTAAATCGGCTAATCTGGCAATCAGATTTTACTATATACTTATCTCCTATCATACTACTACCTCTATATTTAGTCTTGAATTTTCACTTTTATGTCTATTCATTCGCACATTTTCTTAGTTTATCCGTAATTTCTTTTGTTTCTTTTACGATAAACTTTAACTCTTCGCCCTCCATGTGAATACAAATCATACCATCTTCATCTTTCTCAAAAGAAATAGTATCACATGCATTTCCTTTACTCGCTTTAACACAATAATAATTTTTATTTGCCATATAGATTACCTCTCACATAAAATACTTACACTTTTCAAAATAGAATTGCTGCTCTTTTTCAAAAAGTGTAATCAATTTATCCAGACTTTTTTCTTCTCTATATTCTTTCAATGCCTCCAGATACTTATTTCTATTTGCATCTTCAATCACAACCGGCACAACACAATTCTTCATGCACTCTCTAAAAAGAATCAATCTACCTGTTCTGCCATTTCCATCTTGGAAAGGATGAATACTCTCATACCTAGCATGGAATTCAGCTAATACAGAAATATCTACTTCCTGGCTATTATACCAATCCATAAGCAAATTCATTTCCTGTGTAACATTCTCAGGCCTTACTGTTTCGTACATACCAATCATATTAGGACGCTGTTTATAATCTCCAATAGCATATCCGTTAGCACGATCCTCAAATACCCCAGATTTTAATTCATAATGGAATTGCTTTATCAGTTCCTGTGATAATGGCTCGTCCAATGTATCTAACATCCTGTTAAACATAAGAAAATGCCCATTCATTTCCTCAACATCTTTTGCTCTATAGCAATCATCTGACCTGGGTAAAGTTCCATTGTCAAACAAAAAAGCCGTCTGTTCTTCAGTTAGTATGCTTCCTTCAATCTTATTTGAATGATAGGCAAACAAACGCTGTGTATATGCATATACACCAGATCTGTCAAACTTATCTCTTTCTATTTTGAATCTCTTCACAAGAAAATTTAAAAATTCAATATTCTCAGGACTATTCATCTCAATACCCTCACATATGTTTTAATCATCTAAGTTCCTGAATCATTTTCTTAACTCTTTCAATCTCAGCATTTGTATGTGGTGTTCCACCAGAATTCATATCTACATACCATTCTAAAATCTCTTTCTTATTCTCCAAATGATTCATATATACATTAATCTGAAACTCTGGTAATGGGTTATAACCTGCTACTCTCTTAGTAAAACCAAAGTCATCATAGTATTGTCCAAATACCATTATTTCACCAGTAACAAATCGCACAAATGCCTTAGTGCGCTGTAATCCATCAACACATACATACTCATTGGTTTTTTGATTCCAATTAAAATAAAAATCTCTTCCTGTTTTCCCGCCACGAAGAATAAATTCAATATATTTCATCTGCTGTTCTTCTGTCCATACATGACCACGTTGGAATTCTGGATTAAGCTGCAAATCATATTTATCAATCTGTTCATTTATAAACTCCACATATAATACAAAGCCATAATTTACAGGATTAACTATTCCAAATTCCTTAAATTTAGGTATCTCACTCCATTTCATCATATCACAACCACTCCATTACATAAAACTAGAATTTCATATATATTTATAAAAGCAATTACAATTTGTTTTGCTTTTTAGAATCTATCATATTATATAAAGTTACCATTAAATCAGGTGTAAAATACATATCTCCAGCCAGCTCCATATACTCTGTTGAGTATCTCAATTCAAAAAATGTCTGTGCATTCTCCTTTAGACATAACTCAAAATTTTCTTTCTTATCACTTCTATGAGGAAACTTATTAATAATTTCTTCTTTTGTAATGGGTTTCAACAAATCGTATAGCTTGTATAAAGAATGTTTATTTTTTCCATGCAACTTACTCATATAATCAGTTTGTTCTAAACACAAAAGCGATTTCAACAACAACTCACAAACCAGTCCACAATTTGATAGGAATGGACACCAAACATCTAATACTTGATATAACTTACCATTTGATGCTTTATAAATAAACAAATAATACTCTTTTGCATTCCGTATAAAAGCATCGGCTGCATCTTTATAATCTTCATACGCTAATTTTGATCTATCAATTTTTGGATCAAAAAACTTCTTCTTTGGATTTTTATCTATCTGAAAGTATGCCATTTGTCACCTCGTTTATATATAATTTTCTTTGACTAGAAACCCGCCTTTCATTCGATTCTTTGAAACTTTTCACATAATTCTTCTATATACTTTCTTTGAGCTAACGCAATCAACCATTCTTTAGGAATTTTATCTGACCCATAGTAAATTCCAGCCAAACCACCAACAACAGCACCTATCGTATCAGTATCATCTCCAAGATTTACTGCCTTTAAAACACATTCTGTATATGACTCTGTATTCAATAAACACCACAATGCTGCTTCTAAAGTATGAACAATTACCCATCGCTTTTAATTTCTATTTCAGGCAATTCCGAAAAACTTGATAAATTCTTTAATCGTGAGTAAGCAGCCACATTTTCCCACGCTTTGCTTTCATAAAAATTAAGTACAGTCTTTATTCCATATTCAACCGATTCATACAAAGATTGTTTATTCTCTAACAATGTCATTGCTATATTTATATAAATACCACACCCTATAAAACTTATAGGATGCCTATGTGTTAAACTAGATATATTATGTATAATCTCCATCTGATATTCTATTGCATAATCAGGTCGTTTTAATAAATAAAATGCAATCGGAAGAATTCTCATTAATGATCCATTTCCATTCTCATATTCCGAAACACCTCCACACTCTAATGGGTTCATACCACGTCCATAATTCATAATGGCTCTACTGGTAGAATTTCCCACATCAAAAACCTCTCCAGTTGCAGTATAATCATTATACATTAACCAATTAGAAAACCTGTCCATAATATCCGCATAATCTATTTTACGCTTTTCAACAATACTGTCCATTAAAGCTAATGTCAAACTTGTATCATCTGACCAAGTTCCTATCGGCTGATTATGTGTCCCATATCCCCTCATCACAACAACTGGATTTTTAACAATTTCTTGCCTACTTCTAAATTCAACAGGAACCCCCAATGCATCACCTATAGCCAAACCAATAATACCATCATAGACTTTTTTCAAAATAATCCTCCGATTAAATACAGCATTTCATTGTATATCTTCCAAAATTTCTTCATTCCAACTCCAAAATGAATCATCAATGTCAAGTAAATATGCTGGCGCGCAGTCCTCTTCATATTCATGATATGTAATCGTGGCTTCTTTACCTACATACTCAACCATATCTTCTTCAAATCCAGTTCCGCCATAAACATGACCTGGAATCAAATCTTGCTTAATTCTAACCTTGCTTCCTACTGATCTTTTCAATTTTTTTTAATTCATCAATGGTTTCCATAAGAAACTCAGCCATATCTTCCGCATCAAAATTCATTGCTCTTTCACTATTGCCATAATCTTGAATGGCAGTAATTAATCTATCTCTTAAATTATCCACAATATTTTCCTCCAAATTATTTATTCCTTACACATTACAACACCACACCTACAGAAATGGTCTGATTCAAATTTTTCCACCAAGGATTTAACACAATCTATTTCACTTTCAGGAAGGTTTGTATAGACAACAATCATTGACCTTGATTTGCATTCGCTTTCAATTTCTCTTTTGATACTCTCACATAAATCTTCTAAGTTAAATTCCTTTGATGATACATAACAAGTCTCTATTGTTTCGATGGTTCTTTATCATATACTATCGCGTATGAATCTGGATAAGATTCCATAAGTGACTGTAAAACTACAGATTTTCCTACATTTCCCTTTAATACTAACATATTTGCACCTCGATTCCTAAATTTATGAATTTATATAGTTACAAGAAACAATACAGTTTTCATATCCAGATTTTACATTTGATACATCAGCAACTTTTTCTATTTTCAATTTTGAGACATCTAAATATTCTGGAACTTCACCATCATAATTCCCTTCTTTTTGAATTATTTCAATAACTTTTTCTTCAGATTCACCGATTACAGCAAACTCCGAATAAACATCATATTTAAATTCTGCATCTTCTACTTTTACTCTATATAAAAACACGCTCTACCTCCACTTAAAACAACTTTCATTGATATTAATCTGCATTTGTCATTTGTATTCTCACATACATTTCCCAATATTCCAGTTCTTCTATCTCAGATTTCAAACGCTGCATTACTATTAAAGAATGAATTGCATTTTGTTCAAAACATTGTGACTGCATGTCATTATGACACATTACTTTAAATTGTTCTTGTAATTTTGTTAATTCCTCTTTTTTGTTATTTAATCTTTCAACTATGTCATTATACATTTTACTCATTCTATTTTCCTCCGCTTAAAAGCAACATTTCAAGACTATTCTACACCTTTATTTGCAAAAAACAAAAATACTCTTTCTATATCCTTTATTGTTTCCTCTAAATCACTACACTCACCATTATGTAAAAAAGCGAGTCCTTCCGTTTGTGGTTCCTCACAATCCCATGAAGTATCACCTAACGCAATTAAATTTTCTTCTGGCACTCCATAACTTTCAAACATCTCGCCGATTTCTTTTGATAATCTAAATGCTTTAGTCTGTATCCTTGCATATTGCCTTAATTTCTGTTTTATTTCATATGGCATACTTTTATATGTTTTTCTTTTTGCCATGCAATACCTCTTCTTCTCCTGAAATTTCTAATTTTCCACATTTTCAATTCCAAGCATTTTATTAATCCATGTACTTGCATTTAAGTTGTCCGTTTTCAAGCATACCATTCCGATTAGTGCTTGATCCATTGTCTCATACAAGACATTACTGTAATTACTCAGTATTATTGGCTGATACCAAAATCCATGCTCAGGATTATCATCTCTCTGTGATATTACAATAGCAGATTGCTCATCAATAACAATCACTTCTCTAATATACTTTCTTCCAGACTTTTCTTCAAATTTATCCTTTAACTGATTTAATTCATATTCTCGTCTTGCTGCTGAAAACATTCTGACAATCTCTATTTTGTTTCCAAGATTTCCTTTATCTACAATTTCTTTTACAGCATTAAATATTTCATCTGTTCTTTCCAATTCTTTATCATACAAACTCATATATACCTATTCCTCCTATTCCTTACGAAACCATTTATTATATTCTTCACATCCATTACAATATGAATCCTGTGTTACACCACATGTCTCACAGCTTCTTTTATCTTGCTCTTCAAGCGAATTAAATTTTTCAATAGCACCATTCAAATTATCAAAAAGGAGTGCTGATTCTTCACCTTCTTTTCCAACTTTATACATGGCTCTTAAAGGACTTAAATATATCTCGACATCAATTCTGTTACCAGTCCTTCCATTATACGCAAGTCGCTCTTTCTTTAATGGTTCCTTCCTAATTTCATCTATATTTATTTTCATAAAAACACCTCACTTTTCCACTTGAAAACCGGATTTTAAGACTTGTTATGATCAAATATAAAGTCAAAATCATTATCATTTATATCGACTTCAATAATCTCTCCGTTATCATCAGTAATCCCAACCATAGCAGTCTCATACTTCGCATATGCATCTGTACAACTATATTCTTTCCCTTCTCCTGAAAAATGTTCGTCCTTCTTCCAACTAATCGCTTTATTCATCTACATTTCCTCCATTATAACCTTCACCGTCCTGCCACACTTAGGACATATACAATTATCCCGTCTCATCGGATTAACATTGACAGAATACCAATAGTTTCCACATTCTGTATAAAGATATCTATACTCTCCATCTTTATCCTCTGTACACTGTCTTGGATATGTTTTTTCAGTTTCATTTTTCATCAACACCATATATTTACCTCACACAGCCATTTCAAATTCAAAAATATCATATTCATCAAATAGCTGCCACTTATTATCTCCTAAATAAGACACATCAATATCTCTCATTCCATGTGTCAAATATAATTTGTCTCTTTTACCAGAAACAATTTCTTTCATTCTTTCCAAAATCAATTCCGATGGTTGGTCAACATATTTCTCTATCTTAGTATTTGTTTCTTTCCAAATTAATCTAAATAAATTTTTACTCCCTTCTGTGATGATTTTATCTAATATACAGTTATAATATTTAGGTCTATATCCCATATTCATAATCTTCCTCCCAATAAAAATCGAATTTTAACCTATTTTTCTAATCACGCTGGGATCATAAACCACAATCTCATCGTAGTAATTATATTGAATCAGCAAAGCTCTGATCCCATTATTTCTTGCATATTCTTCAACTTCTGGCAGCTCTAATGCTGTTTCAAAATCAGGGTTTTTCTTACATATTTTACCTAATCTATTCGCTAATGTTTTATACTGTAAAATTTTTATATCCCTATTATAAATATGAACAGGAATTATTAATTCCTCATGATTCTTTCTGTCTTTATCATTATATGTATAATCCATAGCTAATTCAAAATGTGATGTCAAATAAATTCCATTCCCATAATTCCCATCTGTACAGATTTTGAATCCATTATTTATAATTGATTCTTTTGCTTGTTTAGACGATGTGCCATGATATAATATCAAAATCACCACTCCTTAAAATCAGACATTTATTGCCTATTTTGTCTCCATCTTTCAGCATTTTCTATAATATCTTTGAATTTTTCATAACACTCATCGCAAACATCATCTAATATAAATTCATTATCAACTCCATGCTTTATTTCAATAGAATACACCTGTTCATAGTCTCCAATTTTACGCTTACAACAATCACAATATAATACTTTCATTTAGTCGTCACCTTTCTTTCGACTGACTATCTTATGTAAATCTCCATCAGATATTCTTTCTACTTTTCCACTATCAAATCTAACCACACGTCCAATGCCACAACTTGCGATAATGGTTCCTGCGCCTTCAAAAAGTCTTTTTACTCTATCTCCAGTTTTTAAAGATTCCCATTCCTTATAATCCATATAACCACCTCGCCTATTCATCAGGGCACACATCAGTTTTCCCAACCAGATAATCCAACAAATCCATTCTACCACCATATCTACAATGAACTTTTCCCATCTTTCCTTGATCCTGTAACCACATAGCTGCCATAAATCTATGGTTTCCATCAATGATTGAAGGTACAGGGAAAATATAATCTCCACTGTATAGATTATCAACCTCTATATCTCTAATTTCCTCTGGATGTTTTATAAAATATAAAATCCTTCCTATATGCCACTCAGTAGATTTATTCTCCATACAAGGATGTTTCCATGTATCACCAAACGGCTCTGATTCCTCTGGATGTCCTTCATGAATTGCACAAGCAATGTCATCAAGTTCTACAACCTCGCCTTCATTCCATGACCAACTATTAACAGGATAAAATTCTGATAATCTATCTATCAGAATCATATCGCCAGTATAATTATCTTCCATTAAAACCTCCAATAAAATCAAGTTTTCAACTGCCTATTTCATACTATCCAGCATCTTTTCTACTTCTTCCAGATGTGATTCATCCATAGATTTTCCTGTCCTGTTAAGCATTAAGAAATATTTTAACACTGTCTTCTTGTCCGTTTCCCTTACTTCTGCGACAGCAACTTGGTGTTCTGTAAAAGCCATCTTATCCATTCCACTCAAATCATTATAGTACTTTCCTTTGTATGCTAATTTGTTCTCATAAAACTCAATGAGAGTGCTTAAACGCTGCTTTCCATCAAGTATTTCATAACCTAATCCTCTCTTATGCCATTCTTCATCTGATATATGAATCAATACAAACTTTCCAATATCTATATTTTTGAAAATGCTATCCAATAACATTTCCTTGTCCTTCGCATCCCAAACATATCCTCTCTGATAATCTGGATCAAAGTCTATTCCAAAAGCATAATTCCTTCTCAACAGACTTTCTATAGTTGAATTATAGTAGTCCAATCGTACATCCTGGTTTTCAGAGAAATTAGTATCATTATCAGTACAAATCGGTCTTACATTTGTCCATGATGTAACACGATAAGTTTCATAATCATAAGGACGTCCATAATTATTATTAGTCGCAACGCACTTTAAAACATATACTTTTCCATCATACAAAATATCTTCAACAACACTTTCTTTAATCGCGCCATAACTTACTTTATCACCCACATTAAAAAAATATGATGGCGTATTTATAAAAGGTAGTTCCCTCTGTATTTGCTCTATTCCTCTTTCCTTTTCCTGTTGCAATTTTTCCTCTTTAGTCAATTCTTTTTCTATTTTCTTCTTTCCCATAATATCCTCCAATAAAATCAATCATTCATTTCCATTTTCTTCTGTTTCTCATTCCAATACTTATTTGCTTTTTCTGAACCTCTAATATACAATATTGTCTGTATCCCTTTATATAAACAGCCAGGACACAAACAACCATGATATGCCATATTATCTCTTATAGAATACATATTGTGTCCACAATCTGTAAAGAAATAGGTTCCTTCTCCATGATTTTCTGGTGTTGTTTGATATGTTGCAATATTCATATTCATTCAACCTTTGCTTCTCATTATTATATCATACGCTTTTCAGCCATGCCAAGAATTCTGTTTATAACTTCAAACTTCTCTTCTCCGTCTTTTGCCATATCAAAGCACTTGCTAAGTATTTCTCTGAAATCCTCCCATCTTATTGACAACATTGGACTATTAGATATCTCTACTTCAACTCCAT